TATCACCATAAGCCCACATCTCACCTTCAGCATCTATAAAGGTATCATCACCTAATCCATCATCAATGAATCCGAATGGAGCCATGTCCTGTTCAATCTGATTCCTTTGTTCTTCATATATCCTTCGCCTGACATCTTGATCTGTCATCTCTTTGAAATAGTCTTGCATGACCAACCAAGAGAACAGTACTAAACACATTACCAAATCATCATGGTATCCTTCATCTGCTTCCCATGCTTGTTTCTTCTGAATAAATGTCGTTAATTCTTGAAGTATATGAAAATCACAGAACGTTAATTTATCTTCTTCTAATACTGCTTTAAGGTTTGCACATCCCTGCTTCTTAACAGTGATACTCATCTTGACACCCAACTGTGTCTTGTTACCTGAGAACCCTTGTCCTACTATCTGACCTGCTCTACCACGCATTGCACACATCAATACGTTAGGATATTCTAGATCATAATTAAGCATTGATCCAATACTATCACCAATATCATTAACCTCTACGAGGATATATGGGAGATTATAATTCTTTGCTACTCCGAAAATGACGGACGGAAACATGATAGGCTTAATCTCATTATCACGGTATTTGGCAACAACTTTATACGGGAGAGTGGTGATATCAAACACGATGAAAGCACTATAGTCGCCACCAATTCCTCTGGCAACATCGACAGTAATAATATATTCGTGATCGTCTTGTGCTCGTTCGTAAACATCAAGTCCTGCATTGCTTTGTATTGGATCTTTAAATGGTATATTCTGTAGCTTAGAAGGAGAGATGAGAGTGTCAGCAGATCCAAGAAAGTCGCATTCAAATTCCTGTGCGAACTGTCTCTTGGACGTATTCTTCATCGTCTCCTCTTTCCATTTAGCATCTCTGCCTGGAACTTGAGACCAATGAACTTCATTTGTAACATATCCATTCTTACCATTTCTGGCATCCTCCCACATCTTATAGAAGTGGTTCATGCCATTTGGCGTGGATATTATAATAACTTTTGTAGACTTACCAGAAGTAATAGTAGGATACACACTAGCAAAAAACTGCTCGGCCACATGGTTAGGGACGAAAGCAAACTCATCGAGGAAGAGTATATTGAAAGACATTCCTCTAACAGCACTAGCACTGGTTGAAGCAGCCATGATTTTAGACCCATTTTCTAACTCCAGAGATCCTTTGTTCCATACCAAAACACCATGTTGCATCCACTTAGGTAGATTCTCATATGCTAATTGTAACCTACCCAAGAGTTCCCTAGCAGTAGAAGCTTTGTTAGCAAGAATACCAATGTTAACGCTATCGTTAAAGATAGAATAATGTAACAAGTATGCGACCACTGTTGTGGATTTACCAGTCTGACGAGGCAGCTTAGCAATGTTGAATCTGTTTTCATGGAAGTCCATCAAAATCTTTTGCTGGAAATCATACATGGAGAAAGGTACAAGACCTTCATCCAAGTTAATGATCTGCATATAAGTCATTGCAAAATAGAGTGGATCATTCTTACATTTGATCCACTCCTCTACCTGTTTCTTTGTAAATTGTATCTCAGTACCAGCCTTCTTAAGGTTGGGATTACCTAGATAAACCTCAGTCTTAGCCATTTAACAAACCATGTTTCCTACGTATTGTACGTAGTTCTTCAAAATCTTTCTTCTTGGTTCCACCATCATATGCCCAAGCATACCCTAGTTGAATCATTTGCTCATTGATGGACACGTTAGATTCCCCAATGTAAAGCCAACCCAGAAGGCGGCCGTACTTGCCGACACCACCACGAAGCTCAGTACGAATAACCAACTCGTCATCACCCCGAATAGTGTTAGTGAGTTTTTCTTTGAGCCAGTTCGTTGCGTCAATGCCAAGTGCTTTCTCCTCTAAATCTCTAGTTCTCTTCTCTGGTGTATCAATACCAGCTACCCTAACTCTTTCTTTTTTTGTTAAGTCAAATCCCAAATCAATTGTTACATCTATTGTGTCGCCATCAACTACTTTGTTGATCTTGACCACTCGGAAGTTGTAACAACTCTTCCTTGACGGTGGTTTCATTATAGTCATCGTATTTAAAAATCCAATATATGAAAATTCCTACTGCTATTAGTAGTATTGCTATCATTATATTTATAGACCATATTACATCATTCATGACCATGCCTCATATGATGGTTCATCCTCTCCAACATAATGTATAAAGTTTTCAGTATCGAAATAAGATATACCACTCTTACCTTCTCTCTCATCTAATACTTCATTGATAAGTATCTTCAACTCCTTAGCATAGGTCTCAGTGAATAACCTACGAGGTCTAATCTTTGCAGGTTTATATTCCTGTGGTTTATTATCAGGGATATAATTAGGATCGACTGGTCCACCCATCCCTTGAGTGTCTATCTTACTCATAATGATCCTCCAATCCTTCTACTTCTGTGAATTTATGATCTGGACCATAGTATCTCTCTAGTGCATTATGATGTGGTGCATCTGTACCTACCTCTTGTTTCTCAGGTAGTGTCCTTGCCCATGGTAACTCAGTCTGTATACCATCAGGTTCCCAGAACCATTGATCTACACCATCCTCAGAATCTTTTATATTTGTGTAACCATAAAAAGAACCATCCTCTCTCTGATAGAGAAAGTGATGGTCGTGAGGATTTAGTAACCACATCTTTGATAGTTTATCAGTGGTCTTATATCCTATCTCTTCCTTAGTTAATTTTTTTACCATTTGGGTATCTTGTTGATGCCAGCTTTAATCATATCATTCTCTATAATAACCTTAGTTTTCTCTGCAATATCATCCAAGATATTAACATCAAGATCCATGAATGGTGGAATGATACCAAGTATGCGAAGTAATCCATCTAAAAATAATGCAAGACATGTGAATCCTAAGATCATACTAATGATCGTTGCTTCTCTATTATGCTTTCTCATCGAAGCTTCATCAATAGCACGTGCTTCTGCAAGAGCATCAGCAATCATTATATCGACTTCCTCCTTTGTGTAACATAAACTTTTGATTTTATCATCCGTCATTTGCTACGCTAGACACAGCACAGTACCCTTGCTCACAGAGCTTATTGATCTTATCGATCAAATGTTGGTACTCATCCCACATATATTCTGAACCAGTTTGTTCCTGATAGAGCTTACATGCAGTGGTTAGACGATGCACGTCTGTTTCGTTTAGTCTCATATCTTTCACTTCTTCCATCCTTATATTATAATAGATTTTTAATTATTTTGCAATCCTAACTTAATGCTATTTTGATTTCCCCATCTGCTTTAGCATTTTTTGTAGTTCTGCTGTAGAACCTACAAACATAGCATTGTTAGTTACTTTACTTGGACCTTTTTTCTCTTCATCTAAATCAGCAACTTTCTTCTGTAGATCCATTAGTTTATCAGTCATGTCTGCTACCTGCTTCATGGCGTTTGTAGCAACTTCATATGCTCTTGGATGCCCTGACTCCTGTGCGACCTCTAACGCCCCTCTGACCGCCTCCTGACCCTGATCTATGAGACTATACAATTCCCCTCTAGTATATTCATAGTCCTTCTCTCTGTCCTCTGTGACATCTTTAGTTTGTTTCTTCCTAGTTGTACATCCACCTTCAGGTGTGTTGGATACATCAATGTCCAACATCTCTTCCATATTCTTATCTAGTTTGCTCATAATATTTCAAAACCTTCATTAAATCCAAAGTCATCTGTAGAAATTACCAGATCATCATCTGCTGTATCAATAACACCATCTGCATTCTTATCTTCTAGAGCCTTAGGTGAGTAAGATCTCTCAACATTCCTCTTACTTACATTCTTGTCACCAATAGTTTCAATGACACGTGCCTTACGAATGACATCTGCCTTGCTGTAAGGACCGTAGATGTAAGACTTAACAGTAAACTGTAGAGTCCAAACTATACTCCTTCTTTCTAAGAAACTATCATCCCAATCATCTGCATAGTCAACACTGTTTAGGATGCATGCTATGTCACGTTTTTCATTCATGTCTGGAATGAAATTTAATGTGATATTAAATGACGGTTGGAAATATGGAAGTATCTGTTCTAGTATCTGTAGAGCATCATCAGATGACTTGGCAATAATACCAAGTTCAAATGACATGTCATAAGGTACTGGAACAAATTGTGTTGTTATTGCTTTTGCGTTGTCTGCATTACCAGCAGCAGGAATAGCAGCTTTAATCTTTTTGATAGCACTAGTCTTTCTGCCACTATCGTATGTTACATTAGTTAACTCAAAGTATAGACGTGGTAGTTTAATTGCAACCTTCTTTGTTACGTCTGGACTTTGTTCTAACCTATAAAGGAATTTATTTTTAGGACCATATGCTAAAGGAACCTTCTCAGATTCTATAACAGTTCCAGCAGCGTCCTTTTTTTGAATTTCTATATTATTAAAAAGCGTACCAAAACCAATAACTGATTTACGTATCGCTTCATTATAAAAATGTGGTCCCAACATTAGAAGTCACCTGTTGTAAAATTACCAAACTCTCCAAAGGGGTTAACCTCACCCCAATCGATTAAATCATCAGCAGCATCTTCGATTTCTCTATTGTCTGCTGCTGCCCTATCACCCATCGTCAAATTGTCAATGGTAGTGATACTTCTTGCTGTGGTACTAGTACCTCCAGTAAGAGTCTCACCAGTTAGGAAGTTCCCTGTTCTATTTATGATGGTTAGTATATCGGTTGAACGATCCCAATATGCAACCTCACCTGTAACACCAGTGGTAGAACCAGTTATAGTTTCACTAAGTGAGTACTCACCAGTACCAGCAGTATCCATTTGTATAGAGATAGAAGTGGAATATATCTCTTCTACTACATCTACTTCTGGTATACCAGTCTCAAACTTATCATCACCAATCTGATAAAGCTCAGCACTCATTTGATAGATGTATGTCTGACCTAACTGATAGAAAGGAGCTTCTCTTTCTACATACTTGATTTCATACAATGCTTTCGTGAGTGGATAGTATATTAAATCCCCTTCATTGGGTCTACCATCTACAGTAGTAATGTCTGCAAACTCTTGAAATACCTGACTCCATCTATTCTTTGATACAACAAAGGAGATTTCATCTGATATTGTTAGACCAAACTTACTAATAAATTCTGACGGTGATCCAAATCCCTCAACGTTAATCAGGAACATCTCAATCATATACTGATTCTTAAATTCAGAATACAGAACATCATCAAGGGTATTATCCTTGATCATCTTACGTGGAAGATAATAGCAGTCAGTTCCAAATAATTTTATTTGTTCATCAACAAGTGATTGTATGAGAGACTGCTCACTCGTAACACCACCATGTTGAGGAAAGTATATACTCTTCATCCTATCATATCCATAGGTGGTAGTTCATAGGTGCTCGAAGACATTTCCATCAGTCTTGCAATTTCGTCATTAGCATCATTGAACAATTCTCTACCATTGAGTTGGACACCACCTGGTAGATTAACACCTTGAAACTTAATTAAATTCTGACCCCACTGCCTCTTTATCTTAGCAGTAGAATATTGTTTTACAAAAGGATCGTTATAAACTTGTGTGAAAGTATCTGGTTCTAATGCTCTATAACATTGTATAACAAGATATAATTCTTCCGTTAACATTGATTCGTCAATGTCAAGATATAATCTATCTTGCCTCTGGTTAAACCTATACTCAACAAATGCTCCATTGTTTAGAACCATGTCAATAGTTTCTAACCACTGCTTAACCATGAAGTAGTTAAGCATGTCAAGAGAACCAAAAGCATACAAATCATTCAAGAAGATCTGATACTCAATACCAAATAAGTTGTTACGAATAGCGTTACTTGCTAATCCATACACTTTAGATATCCCCATTACGTGTTGAGGAATCATAATATAATTATCTGATCGTTCCCATTTAGTACTATCAGCATCTGTCATGATAGTCTCAGACTTGCCATCAAATCTGGCTTTGTCATCTGCTGTGATCTTATGTTTTAAGTACATCAACTCCATACCATCATAATGACGCTCCCTGTAATATTGGAGAGCGTCATCAATAGCATCACTTACTTGATCATCATCAACATTGACTTCAAGTACAGGAGCACCTAGTTGCCTTTTGCAGTAATCTGCTAATTGTGTTCTACTAGCTGGTTGTGCCATATGACCTCTTATGCTTGTGCTTCACCCCATCTGAGGTTGATCGTGCTGTTGAATGCACTACCTGACGTACAGTAAACGTTAATCGCCAAAACGTCAGGTCCATTCGGGAACGTACCTCGACCACCGATAGGAGTATTAGTCAACTCTTTAAGTTCGGTCAAGTCAATACCATCCCTTTGTCCTGGTGCTGCCACGAAGGAGAAGATTCGTTCGCCTGGCTGAGCATATGGAGGAACAATGAATGTATATGTTGTACTACCAGAAGTTCCTGGATACGTGTTCTGAGAGAAGACGATCCATACTTGAGTACTTCCAGAGTTTCTAATCTGCGATACAGTAGAACCACCAGGTAGTTGTCCACCAGTCGCTTGCATACCTACCTCAACTCCCTGAACGTCTGCTTTGTTGAATCGAACCCACCTAGTCCAGTAGTTCCTAGTAGTACTGTTGGTAGCAGTAATGTTAGCACCACCAGCACTCCAAACAGCACTAGATCCAGATGCAATCTGAGCGAATGATGGTTGTCCACCTTCACCAGATGTATTCAAACCACCCCATGTAATATCAGCAACGTTTGCTGGATAGTTAATTGGATTTAAAATTCCTTCAACGATAACTCCTTGAGAAGAACTACCACCCTGTGTAGTAATTTCTACACTCTTCAGTAGCAACTGCGCCCTGTTAATTAGTTCCCTCTCACCCAAGTCACCAGTCAGTGCGTTAGATACACTAGGTGATAGACGAATTAGGAAGACCGTATACGGCGTGACTGAGATCTCAATCTCAGATTCCTGATAGTTGAAGAGGTATCCTCTATCTTCATCGAAGCCACCGTCTGTTAGATATGCAGAACCCCAGTGGTTAATCTGTGGTGTTGCAGTAGTGGTGAGTAGGATAACACCCTCGTTCCTACTATAGGATCCTGCTGCTCCAGCAGTGTATGTTCTGTTTGCTCCAGCAGTATAGTTGTTTAAGTTTGCTGTTCTTGTAAGACCAACCAATCGGTTAAGACTTATATTTCTAGAAGAATAACGAATCAATTCGTTACCAACATAAACAACACCTGTTTCTGGGAATAGAGTTACATCAGTAACTGGAAGATACTCAACCATTGTATCTGATACAGCAGTTGTCAACTTAGTTCTTGGTCCTTCGTTTAGAACCTCATACCTAACAGGTAAGTTACCTGAACGCATGAACGCTTCTCTGTTTCTGTTGTTGTTCTTAAGTCTGTGTGCGAACACAAAGTTACCTGATGGACCTCTGAACATCCAGTCAATAAATCCAGCACCATACCATGTATACTGGAATCCAATCATCTGCATGGTATTGATCTGAAGTGCGTATCCTGATTTACCAGTACCATCACATCTATCAATGTTCCACTGTGATTGTGGAATAATAATATCCTTAGTCAGTGCAGCTTTTGTATTAACTGCTCCAACCGCACCCCTATAGTCAGGGTTAACTGTTAAGTTGGTATCATCTATAATAGAAGTAACAACATGACTCATTCCACGAATAACCAACCTGTCACCAGTAGTTAACTGTTCAGTGAATTTGGTATTGCTTCCTTGTATGAGGTTGTTATCTGGAGTAGCACTTACAGTACCAGCAATCTGGAATGTAGAAGATCTTAGACCAACAGATAGGTTTGTTCCATCATACTGGAAGAAGATACCATTCTGATCATCGAACGCACCAGATCGTACAGTAGAACCTTTCCACTTATACAGAGATATACTTGGTTGTTGACCGAACTCACCATTAGTAGCACCAAGTGTACCTGTAGCCAAGACAGTCAATGTAATTTCATTAATGATACTTGCAACAATGTAATGACCATCATATCCAGAAGTGGTGATACCATTAAGAGCGATCTCAGCACCAACCTGTAGACCATGATCAACGTCATCAGTAACTACAGTAATAATAGCACCAAGACCCGTACCATCAGAAGTAACTGATCTTAGGTCATATGAAGGAGCGAATAGAGCACCAGTAGTATACTGAATACCTTTACCTGACTGGTATCTAATGTACTTTTTAGATTGACGAATCGCCTGAGCACCGTGTGATGGTGAACCTGTTCCTAGTTGTACACCACCGTCAAATGGTCTGTGTGTATAGAAACAGTCTGGTCTAGTATAGAGTTCACCCTGTAAAGTTACTCCAGTATCAATAGTACCAGTTGTTCTTGTAGTATAAACAAACTTATCTAGACTTGGAACTTCTTCAATGAAGAACGGTCCTGAAGCAAGATCATGGTTGTTACCAGTAGAACTGACAGCACATAGAATTGTATTTCCTGGAACCAATCCGTGATTATTACTAAAGGTTGCACTGATTCTTGCGATAGCAGAATAGGTTATATTAGTACCATTATTAATAGCACCAGATGTAACGGAAGATAGAGATATAGCTGGATAGAAAGCAATACTCTCTCCTGATACTGGAGTACCAGAAGCAGTGATAGCAGTAACTTCTCCAGTTAGATAATCAATGTCGGTGACAGTAATAGTCATATCGTTGACACCAGCAACACCACCCAGTTCTTGACCACCTATACTGAACTGATAACCAATCTGGTATCCACTACCACCATTGGCAATTTCAGGAGCATAGTTACCACCAGAAATCTTAGGTAAGAATGTTGCGTTAAATGCTGTATTGTTAGCACCAAGTGATTGGAATGATGCATTACCAGAAGCTGCTGTACCACCAATACTGAATGCAGTGATCTCACCAGATGCACCAACACTAGTTATAGTAACAGTTAAGTCATGAGTAGCAGTTTCACCACCTAAGATTCCACCGTCAATAATGATAGTATCATTTGGTTGGTAACTAGAACCTGCGTTGGTTAGAACAGCAGAGTATGTTGGTGTTGTGGTTGTATTCTCGTTAGGAGTAAAGTTTGTTGTGGTTATTGTCTGTGTATCAGCAGTACCACCACCACCTTCTGTAGTTGTAACACTTACTGTATATGCCTGACCTGGAACCTTTGCAACTATTGATAACTTAGAAAATGTTTCGTCAGTTGGGTTAGCAGCAGCTGCATATACAAATGCAGATCCAGTTGACAGATCATTAATAAGATTGATGAGTCCATTTCTAACGACTGTTATACCTTCACCTGCACCAGCATTATAAGTAAATGTTTCGACAGTACTAGTTGTGGTATCTGTTACTTCAACTGTAAAGACATCAGAATCTTCAACAGTTCCACCAATTTCTATCCAATCTATCTGAGCAATCTTACTACCAGAACCTGTTCTAGTAACATTAAATCCTGCGTTAATACCTACACCACTTCCATTAGCACCAGATACGTTAGTGTAGTCCTGAGTAGAGAATATACCTTGACCTATTGAAGTATATGTTAATACTTCACCAGCAGCACCAACTGTATTGATAAAGATGTTTAAATCATTAGATGGTGATTGTCCACCAAGAACGTTACCGTAAATAACAATCTTTTCTCCAACGGCATATCCAGTTCCTGCATAAGGAGTTCCTTCTGCTGCTACACCACTTGTAGATATTGTTTGAATCTGACCATTACCATCAACAGCATCAATTGTAATAGTTAAGTCATTAGCTGGTGAAGCACCACCTAAGTTAGTACCTAAGATAATGATTGTTTCTGTAGCAGAATATGTACTACCAGTATTAGATACAAATACATCTGTATAAGATGCACTACCAACAGTACCATCCCTTTCAACGTTGAAGGCAGCATTGGATCCTAATCCAGTATATGTGTCTCCTTGTATGTCATAATAGAATACTGTCTGAGCAATATCTACACCGTTGTATGCACCAGAAGTTCTGGTGACATTGAATGTTGCTCCATTACCATTACCAAAGTTTACGGTAGTAGGTGATGTTGGTGTAGAGATGAAACTGTTACCAGTTCTATTTGCTGTATATGGTGCAGATAGAGATATAGTATTTGTCTCAATGTTAGTAACAAAAATAGTGTTACCTGAACCATTGTCTAACGCAGCACCGATATCAATTCCTGTTGTATCGTTCAAAACTATCTGTGAGACAGGTGCTGTGAATGAAGTTGTAATATTGATCGATGTATCAGAACCTACATAACCAGTTATCTGTGTACCAGCTGCAAGTCCTGCTGCTGAAAGAGGAGCACCAATTGGAGGAGCTGACCCAGGAGCAGAAATACCAATTCTTCCAGATCCAGCAGATGTATTACCTCTAGTAGTCATCTGACCAGAAGCACCATTAGACTCTACTGCTAGAGTAGGGTTTCCTAATGAAGCACCAGTATAGAAACCTGCTTTCCTTAACTGCACAAATCCAGATAGTAGACTAGTAGCAGGAGATGTACCTACCTTACCTTTCGCATAGAAAGTAAACTGAGATGGGTCTGGTACAGCACTAATAATGAATGAACCTTCTGCCTTAGCGAATCCCTCTACACCATCATTAACACCCTTAAGTGTAATAGGATCTCCAACAACAAAACCATGTTCTAATTCAGTATCTATTGTAATAAGAGAAGGACCTATGCCACCACTACCTTGTGAAGCATCTGTTGTAACAGCACTAACAGAAACGTCAGCACCTGGATACTCGAAGGAAGATGGATATCCACGTACTAAGTCAATTGTCTGCCATTTAGTTGGCTGAATGCCATACTCAAAGTCAGCGTCAAGCATACTGAGAGGCTCAGCAAAACGCATACGTTCGATAGCATCTGTACCGAAGTCATATGGTCTCATCTTAACTTCATCACCTTCGATGAAGATCATCATCTCATCACTAGCTGTATACGTTGAAGTATCAAACAAGAATGTAATTGTAGTTACACCGTTTGATAACGTACTAGCGAAGGGGAAGTCTGGATCAGATCCATCAGATGTTTCTACGAAAGATGCGGATATTTGATTGACACTATCAGCAAAGTTGTACATGACAACATTGGCAGTCGCATTTGTGATCAAGAGAATTTGATCAGCACCGATTTTATCAAGTACCTTTAATGTTCCAACCCCAGAAAGACCTGGAGAGAAAACATAGTCTCTTATTTGCTTCTTAGCCATTTAAAATTTCCCTCGATCTTTTTATGAAAGCGCAATTGCTAATGCAGTTATCTGAGAGTCTACAGCACTTTTCGACATTGCATCTCCTGGTGCTGTTGCTTGTCCTAGATTCGTTATTTTATTATTTAGAAGACTTAGATCAGCAGAAACTCCACTGTTGACCCCTAAAGTCCCTGCCACAATAGTGTTACCCGAAGCATCTACTGTAAACTTATTACTACCAACACCAAACGTAGTACCAGCAGCAAGAGCAGCATTGAAAGAAGCACTCTCTCCTGCGACAGCACCAAGTGCCGAAACAGAGAATGTAGGAGCACTTAGATCAGCACCACCTTTGATACCATTCTGAACTCCAAGTTCCCCTTCTACCGTAGTGTTAACACCCTTGAAAGTTGCATCTCCCACAACATCAAGAGTTCCACCAACATCAACATTTCCCTGTAGATCAGAGTCTTGTACTACAGTAAAGTTTCCATTAACAGAGAAGTCTGTTGCAATAATATTATATTTGAATCTACCATACACAGCAAAACTCAGGACATTAGCATCCTCAGCCCACACAATAATCTGTTGATCCCCTGTTGCTTTTATGTCAGTTCTTTGATAGAATGTTCGTGGATGTAATTTTGTGTTATAATTGATGTAGTTAGAGGTCTGCAAACTTGCTTGTCCGTCTTCTAGAATTCCAATTCTGAATCTAGATGGTTGAGAACTCTGGTTAGAAATGAAGATCGATAGTTCTACGTCTTCACCAGTAGGAACTGTGTAAATACTTGTATTTGTTCTTGCGTTTGTAAGCAACAACGAATTTAAGAATCCAGAACCAACTGGATTATCAAGTACCTCACCATGAACTAAGAAGGAGGTTAACTCATGATCACTATATACAACTAGACTCTGCCCATTGGCATAGTACATAGTTCTTGTTTCATAAGTTTCTCCTGCTTGAATCTCCATATCATATAGGATATAATTGGAGGGGGCAAAATTTGCCAACGCTCCGCTGGAAACTCCAACTCTAACTCGAACTGCATAAGGACTTTGGTGAGCAATTGAAATTTTTGCTTCTACCAGCTTTGCTGCTGGAGCCTCGTGTAGTACTGTCCTCGTCTTAACCTGCGGGACTATAGCTGCTAGAGCACCATAAGTAGCCATAACTTTGGGGTTTATATTACAATCGTTAGTTATTTATATGAAAATTCTTACTGGATGCAACGGATTCATTGGAAAGAAATTTGCTGATCAAATGGATGCAAAGTTCATTGGGTTTGAAATGGGCAATTGTTTTCAATTATTAGATAACCTACCTGTATGGGATCAGGTAGATGAGATCATCCACATGGGAGCAATATCTTCCACTACAGAAACTGATATTGGAAAAATTACAATTTACAATACTGAGTTTTCAATAAGACTATTTAAGAAAGCAATTGAACTAGGTATACCAGTTAAGTATGCTTCTTCTGCATCTGTCTATGGAAACTCAGCAGGTAATATGAACCCGTTGAATTACTATGCAATATCAAAAGTTCAAGTAGACTACTGGGTACAAGATAACATAGATCAATTCAAAAAGATTCAAGGATTCAGATTCTTCAATGTGTATGGAGAAGGTGAAGAACATAAAGGAAACCAACGCAGTCCTATTAGCAAATTTGTTTCTGAAGCAAAGATGACAGGTAAAATTAAAATCTTTAAACACTCTGAGAAGATGGTTAGAGACTTTGTATACGTTGGAGATGTAGTTGATCTTGTTCTTAATAATGATCAACCATCAGGAATATATGATATTGGTACAGGACATCCACATTCCTTTAGAGACATTGCTGATATTATTGCAGAGAAATATAATGCAAAGATAGAAGAGATAGATTTTCCAGAACATTTACAAGGAAAATATCAGTTCTATACATGTGCAGATATGTTATGGAATAATGGATATAATTATACCAACGTAGAAGACTATATCAATCTCCCCGAACCACCCGATAAGAGTCTTCTTCAAAGTGTTCGGTAGAAAATTCAAATAATTCTACGTCTGTGATGCCTTCCATCATATGTCTAAGACCAGGAGGTATGTAAAACTTATCTCCTGGTTTTAATATTATTGTGTCTGCATCTATAAAATCATCCCTATGTCCATAGGTCATCTTTAGTTCACCACTCTGAACATAGAATGTTTCATCTTTAATCTTGTGGTAATGGTAGGAACACTTCTTACCTGCATTAAAATACAAAAGTTTTCCACAATAGTTTGGACTATTGCAGATCCACTTCTCATATCCCCAACCTTTCTGAACTATCTTCATTCTCCTGGCCAACCACTCTTGAAGTCCTCATCTGGTCTGACCCACCACTCATAAGTTCCACCAAAGAAATCATCACATTGAATTCCTTTATCATCTACAAAGTAATCTGCATGGAATTTACCCATATGTAGAGCATCAAATTCACATCCCCAATCAGTCAACTGTTTAAAAGTTAGATCATAAAATGCTTCATGTGCTTTGATAGGATCGTTATTAAATCTACCCATACCTCTAGCAGTATAAAAAATAATGGTATTACCATTCTTCCTTAACTTATTTAACTTCTTTATGCGGTCTTGTCTAGGTACAGATTTTTCATACTGCCCTTTTGGTGTCACGGCAATAGTGCCATCAATATCAACTACGTAAATCATTTATATCATCTCCTGTAAGAACATATGTACCTTGATTTTGTACTGCAATTGCAGCGGCTTTGTTGGCATAAGGTATAGATTTCTCTATTTTACCACACTCTAGATAAAAGTAAACCAAAGCAGTTAGGAAAGTATCACCAGCTCCTGCAACATCAAAACAAGGAACCTTTTCACCAGAATACAATTTACCTTTATACTCAGCACCAGAACTTCCTTTAGTAACAATCTTATTTCTGTATATACCTTTTAACCTAGAGTCTTCCAATTCATTAATCTTAATAAAGCATCCTTTCTTAGGTAATTTAGATTTCTTACTGTCTATGAATACAGGACCATCAAATGCTTCAACCAATTCAAATATTTTTTCTACACTCAAAAATCCTTTATCATAATCAGATATGATCATAGCATCGAAAGGGGTATCTGGTAAATCCCATCCATAATCAGCAACCTCATCGTTCTCATCCATCCTCATCAATTGTTGATTAGAACGTTCATCAATAAACCTAGTCTTAATTGGTTTTAATTCATTGGTCATAAGATATGCATTAACACCAAACGACAAGAGGTTTGCTCTTACGTTACTTGCCATCCCCTCTGCTGTTACAGTACGAATGTATTCCATTACTGGTACAGGTGCTTCAGGACTTAACCTAGAACACTTACCATAGACATACTTGTCTATACAAGTCTCACCTATAATTATGACCTTGTATTGTTTTTGTTGTGGAGTATTCTCCGATCCTGTCGAAGAATTCAACTTTTTTTGCATACTCACGTCCTACTACGTCTCCGTTTTTCCAATCAGAACCTACTACTAGTATATCAGGGTTTATGGTTTTTATCAAATCTTCAAGCTCTTGTCTTGAATCAAAGGTATGAATTACATCCACAGCCTTCAAAGAACGTAATTGATATTCTCTGTCCTCCTGTGGATAAATTGGTCTACCTTCTCCTTTGTCCTCTCTAACTTTTCTATCAGTATCGATACCAACTATAAGCATAGAACCTAGAGACCTGGCATAATTCAATAATTCATAATGTCCTCTATGGAGAACATCAAAACATCCATTAACCCATATGATCATTTGTACTGTTCGTAGAGAGCTCCATGCTGTTGATTAACATGCTGATTCGCTTTGTAATGTGGTGCATCTATATCAGCACAGAAGAAACATGTAACTATATGCTTTGAATCCATAGGTGAAGAATTACCTTGATGTGAATATAGTTGATTGCAAGGAAATATTAAAAGTTTACCCTGTTCAGGAGTAACTTTATAATTCAATGCTGGAAACTCTGTTTCTCCACCCTGTCTAACATCATCTAGGTATATAATCATAGCATATAACCTAGACAATAACAAAGGATCCATTGGAGAGATATCGATATGTTCTCTCATGTGTCCTTCTTTTACTGGATAGCATCTGATTGCATGGTCATAAGAAACTAATGGTGCTCTCCAAAGAAGTTTATCTTTAGCACCCCATTTATAATACTCTTTAATAGCACGATCAGATTCAATTGCCAACTGACACCAAAAATCTAAACCAACTACGGGATATACCTGTGAACATTTTTTGTGTTGTGTATCAACTTCACCAACACCTACAGCACCTTCTTCATGGAATCTTGTGTTGTGCCAGAACCAATCCTTCCATCCTTCACAGTCTTCAGCAGGAAGGAAGTTTTTCTTTTCGAATATAAGATCTGTTAGTTTCATGGTATTTTATTAAGCTCGTGTTTTGAAAGTCTTTTTACAGAAGGTTCGATACTATCTGGGAAGAATAATATTTCATTCTTCTCAGGTAAGTACAGATAACAAATATCACTTTCTCTCATAGTCTGTAATGCATCATCTATAGTTTCTACTATAGTGTCACCAGCTAGATTAAAAGATGTATTGAATAAAATAGGCACACCTGTTAGTTCATAGAATGCCTCTATTAATTTATAGTAGTTTGGATTCTGATCTTCTGTAAGAGTCTGAATCCTACATGTATTGTCAACATGAGTTATACAAGGTATCTTCTCTGGTTTTAATACATCCACAGCATACATCATAAATGGTGATTCATGTAACTTATCCATGTCAAACCATTCATGTGCATGGTCAGCAAGTACTGTTCCAGCAAAAGGTCTCCAATGTTCTCTCTTCTTTACAGAATTAACAATGTCCTTTCCATTAGGATCACGAGGATCATATAGAATAGAACGATTACCAAGTGCTCTTGGACCATTCTCAGATTTGCCTTGAGCGATAGCAACTACATTGCCCTCACTAATTAACTCAGCAACTCTCTGGGGTGTAACCTCACATACTTGGAACTCATTATCATTTAACTGATAATTATACCTTAATGATTGTCCGAAATATACATTAGACAATGGTTTTATCTTTTTCTTTCTAGCAAGTTTGGAACATTCTCTTGCATATGTTATATACGCTGCACCCATAGCAGTACCACAATCGCTAGACATAGGTTCAACATATAGATTAATATGTTCTGGTAGTCTTTTTAATATTCTATAATTACCAACACAATTTAAAGCACATCCACCAGTAAATATAATATTATTACTTTTGCTTAATCTATGTGTATCCATAATTCTTTGATACACATACTCTTCAAAATCTTTTTGTAAAGCATATGCTAGATCTGCATTCCTTTTAAATTTATCATCTTCATCTTTAGAATATGAAATGTAATCATAAGGACGTACTTTAACCATTACATTCTTATGTTCATTAAAATCTGCTAGAGCAAATATATCCTCATTACCTCCAGCATCAGATATCATTTGTTTTATTCTATCATTAGGTTTTCCATATGAAGAAAGACCCATAGTTTTACCACATTCTAAACTATCCCATCCCAAAAATTCTGTAATACCAGAATAAACAAATCCAGTACCAATACTTCTTACCTTCTCCACAAATAGTGGTGCCTTTTCAATAGACTGATTTGAATACCCAATAACCTTTTGACTTAAACATGTTGCTGCATTTGGATCCTGATTAAAATAAAAGATACTCTCATGCTCCTTACCCCAATCATAGTCAGCACCAGCACCATCTATTACAAGTATACCTGCATCATCAAATCCTGAATTATAGAACGCACAAGAAGCATGTAGAGAATGATGATAATCCTTTGCTTCTACATACCTCTCGACCCTAATCCCTATCTTTTTAATATATTTAAAGTATGGTCCAAAATCATTCTTAGTGTTGTACAGATGTGTATAAGCACATAAGTCAATTACACCAGTATATTTGGCAACTTTATCCAGAGCATTAAACACTTCTCTGTCATATTTGACATGTGTTAATCTTTCTTCCTGTAAGGACAACACAACTTCATTGTCTCTCATGAGACAAATAGCAGCATCATGAGATCTATTAACACCAAGTATCCACATAATTAAATAGGGTTAAAATTTATATTCAATACAATACGTTCGGGTGTGCTCTCTGGATAGCGAGAGGCATGATATCTTCGACCATCAAATAAAACCAATCTACCCTTTTTAGGTTTCACAGTTTTAGCAACAGTAAAGAGACTGGGGTCATACCCATTAATGAATCTCTTGATATTAGGATCTAGAAATTCATTAAAGAAATGTGTTTCTCCATCACTATCATTAAGATAATAGATTGCTGTGTACTTCAATCCATCATCCTGATAATCAACATGCGGAACATGATGAGGTTGACGGTTCTTGTTCAATGTAAAGAGACCCAATCTTAATTGAACAAGCTCCTTGATAGTCATATTGATCTTTTCTTCCATCGAGTATAAAAGAGGAACGAAGATATCATACCACTCAGATTCCTTTCCCTCTTTTCCCCAAAGGATGTGCATAAACCCAGTAAACGAAGCATCCTCAACATCTAATTTAGAATCATTAAGTTGATTCTCTTTCCAATACCACAAAGGTGATGTTATATCACGATTGAAGTACCACGGAAACTTAGAATCCATAACGGATTGTTTCAGATGCTCCTGATATCTAGCATTGACTACATCATCAATAACTAAGATATCTTCAAAATGATTAGTCATCAGACTTGTTAGGTACCTTAACTAGTTTTTGAATTTCTGGGAGATACATATACTCTATCTCACTCGTGTCTAATGTCTCTATCGCATCATGGATTGTTTCAACCAGAGGTTCACCTCCAAGATTGAAACTAGTGTTAAAGAGTATAGGTACATCTGTAATCTTATGGAAAGCATTAATGAGTTTGTAGTAATGTTCATTTTGTTCCTCAGTCACAGTTTGTATACGACAGGTTCCATCAACATGAATTACTGATGGAATCTTTTCTTCGACACCCTCAAGACATCTAACAGCATACATCATATGAGGTGTCTCTTCTCTTCCTAATAGATCAAACCATTCATGAACATGTTCCTTTTTAATAGAACATGCAAATGGTCTAAACCATTCACGATGCTTAACACCATTAACAATATCCTTACCATCCTTGACAGTAGGATCAAATAAGATAGAACGATTACCTAAAGCACGTGGACCACCTTCTGATCTTCCTTGGAAGATAGTAACAATATTACCCTGACGAATAAGTGCAGCAACAGAATCATAATCAGTATCTGTTACATCAAGTCCAGCAATGGCATTCTCATAAGTATTAGGATCATACTGAGGACCATAGTAAACAGATGCTTGTTTTCTAGGTTCTTCATTGTCAGTAAGTTGATGCCACTTATACAGTGCTCCACCAATAGATGTTCCACCATCATGTGAAATAGGTTCACAATAGATGTTTAGATCTGGGAAACGTTCCCAATACTTATAGTTTGCAACACAGTTAAGACCATACCCACCACAAACTACTATGTTCTTTTCATTAGTTAACTCAACTGCTTTATCAATCAATTGACACATACGTTCAGAAGTTTGTTCTTGAATCTTATATGCCATATCCTTTTGGATATCTGTATGTTCTAGAATCTCACCCTGTTGATGATTCTTAAAATCATTCTTTAGTATCTCAAACCTATTGTGGTTAAGAGTAGCAGCATTAGGATATGTTGGAACAATCAAATCTCTGTTGCCCCATTCCCCATTAAAGAATGATGGTAGTTCATCATTCGGTTTACCGTATGGAGCAAGACCCATAAGTTTACCTGCTTCAATAGCAGGGAACCCACAATACTGTGTCACCGCTTCATACATCTTGGTATGACCAGGATATTCAGTAATGAATGTATTTGGTTCTGGTTCATGGAAACCAATAGCAGCCTTAGTTCCTACATGTTTCCATACTGATTCAAACTCTTCTGGATATTCTGCATGGAAGATAGTTTCAAATTCATATAAGGTATCTGGAACCTCATTCATTGACAAGAAACTTCCAGCACCATCTGCAATAACACATGCAGCAGATTCAAATCCAGAATTATAGAAACCACATGCAGCATGCATTTCATGGTGATTCAAATCAATGTAAGTTGTTTCAAACTCAAATTTCTTACGAGCAATCTTCCTTACAAATCCTTCATACATATGCTCACCAGTCCAATCTAAATTAGGACCAGATCTATGTGTATGACAAACAACTAGATGATCAATATGATCAACATACTCAAATGCTTTAAGTATACCTAGCATAGGAGAACCATCATACTTGAATCTAGTAAGACGTTCCTCTTCGAGATAGAATACTATCTCACCATCTACCATTAAGGTAGTACTTCCATTGTGTCCACGTGCGACAGCTAAAATAATCATAGTTACTTACCTTTTGTCATATCAGCAAACCCAGAAGGAACTTTACTTAAGGGTTTGATGTCAGATTGATCAGCCATTAATGCTGGTATTAGATTTGGATTGTTAGACTTGACGGGTTTGCTACCACCTAGTTGTGGCATAGGCATTCCTTTACCTGAAGTCATCTGCTTTTTGTATTCCTCCTCCATCGCTAGAGTTTGGTCTACTTGTTGCTGCATCTCGTCAGGAAGTCTGATAACTTTATCAGAAGCTTTATAATGCTTCTTCATTAGTTTATCAACCTCTTGCATAATGACAGATTCAACCTTATCATTCATTGCCATAATACGGTCATTGACTCGGTTGGTATATTCATCAATAGTGATCCGAATAGGATCGTATACTCTTAGACCTTCACCCATATCAAGAACACTAAACTTCTTGTCATCTGGGTAACTGATATTTTCTTTGAATGTAGACCCAACAACTACAACTGCTGGTTTGTCAAATGCTTTAGCGATATGTTGTCCAACAGAATCACATCCAATGAATAGATCTGCTGCTTTGATAGCACCAGCGAGTTCTCTTAATGGTCTGTTAACAGGATGAGATACAGTATCAGTAAACCCTTCTTTCTCAAAATCAATTGTTAATTCTGATAGAAGAATAACAGAATACTTTTTCTGTAACTTCTTAATAATACTGATGACATTATTAAATTCAAAACTTCTTCCAGAAGTATCCATAATAATATTACCAGCAGTCTGAACTCCTCTACCAAATGGTTGGAAGACTACGGTTTTCTTTTTCTTAGTTCTTTGACGAACCTCCTCTACAATAAAAATTCCAGTTGTTTCTTCTTCTCTGGAAAGTTTAACTGTTGGTGCAGGAAGATCTCTTGGTTCTTTCAAACCATTGATCTCAATATCAAATGCTTGAGCGAGGTTGCATTTTTGATTATAGTAATGCCAGATTCTATATGGTTCTGGTGTAACTATATCTGTGTGTTTAATCTTGTCTTCAAAAAGATCTTTATGCCAGTGATCGTAGCATCTCCTGTGTAGAATAGGATGACCTTTAAAGAAATCTGTACCACCTTCACAGACAATTACAAAGTCTTCGTCTGGGTGGTCTTCGGCATATTTTTCAAATGCAGGGATAGAGCATAGTACACGTCCAGCTCCACCGTTAATAAAAAACGATTTGGGTCTCATAATATTTTAATATAGAATGATATAGAAGATTTATTCAACTTCACTACTATTTATACGCATAAAAAAGGACGGATATTACTCCGTCCTTTAATTATCTCGAACTTTGTTTTACCAACCATCAACTGATTTGATTGCTTCAGGAGCAGGAGTATCAGAAGACTTGGTTAATCCTGTTGCAGCATCGATCAATGAATCATAGTCATTAACACGATAGTCATATCCATCGATCCAAGGAGTGCGAGGATCATCAGGGAATGGAATCATGTGTGGTCCCCAACCATCAGCAGCAGGGAATTTTGTATAAAGTTGATTCAATTCTGCAATAAATGCTGTAAGAGCAGCTCTTTGCTGATCAGTAAGGTTACCCTGACCACCATTCTCAGTTGCTTCTGCATCTAAGTTTGCTTGTGCGTCTGCGACTAGACCGTCACGTGCAGCTTTGTGTTGCTCCATTGTGATCCAAGGCTTGAACCAAGGAAGAGGAGACTTCCATGCACCACCAGCAACGTCATATTCAATCTCGTCAGCAGCATAGGTATGATCAGGTGAGACTGGATCTGGACGCTCATAATATACAGTATCGTCACCAGTAATCTTGTACTCTTTCTGAGTGTAACCAGATGCCTTACCTGTATCTTTAGGGAAGTAGATAGCACCGATGACTGCTTCCTCATCCGTAGGAGAGTTCATGTCAATCTTAACGGCGACCTGATCTACACCAGCACGAGTATTAGCATGCTCGATGTCGTCAGCATTAGGTTCCCTATTGAACCCAATTGTTGATTGAGAGACTTGAAGTTTACCACTTGCTTTGTCTACAAAAACAAACAACCAACGTGGTCCCTCGTAAGTCCAACTTGCTGTCTTAGCGTCGTTGTCTGTCTGAGCCAAATAGTCATCAGGCAACTTGTATGTAAATGTTTTTGAAAAAGCCATAACCTTTGATACCTATACCTTGTTATTTATACAATTGAATTAGTTTTCTACTTTACGGATCAGCGACCTTGAAGTTAATGCGGATCATACCAGCGGTACCGTTCTGTCCATGACAGCATCCACCACCACAAGTCCAACCAGAAGGACCACCAACTCCAGGAACATAGTTATGTTCTGAGAAGGATCCACCCCAACCTAGTTGAGCAGTTGACCAGTGAAGTAAGCAATAACCACATCCACTGTTTTCGCACTGAACACCAGTCATCCATCCACCCTTGCCGTTAACAAGACCAGCAGGATAAGGAATATGTTGCTTATTATAGCAATGCTCATTGTAGCAGAACATATAAGCAGCACCAGGAACTCCTTTAGCACCACCATCGGCACCATAGAAGTCAGCACAGCATCCATAAGGACAACTAGAGAGACACATTGCTCTCCATGTGCAGCAACATAAGAAGCAGCAAGAACATCCAGCACCACCACCTTTAGCACAGAAGTTACTTAAACCATAACCTGTGATATAGGATGGATTACCCATCTGACCACACTGACTACCTTGTCTACCACAACCAGGAGTTCCAATATGAACATCATATACACAGTTTGCTATAGAAGCACCCTGAATACGTTTCCATGCGTATGCACCAGCACCACCAGGAATACCACGTGAACAGCAACAAGAAGATCCACCGCCTCCACCAGCACCCCAGATCTCAAAGATAACATCACAAACATTATCAGGAACACACCACATTGGGTATCTATAGTAGTTATAACTTGTCGAGTGATCTTGACAAGTAGAACCACAATGAGGAGTGATATACTGCGTACAATAACCAGCAGCGGGTAACCGTGCTAGTTTTGTAGTAGCATCAGGATCAGATAATCCCATCAATGAATCTGACGTAACGAATCCTAATAGATCTCGTAAATTAGTATTTGGCATCTCTAGTTCCTAGTCCTCAGTATTTAGTTAAAGTAGAACCACGCACAGTCGCTATTGCCTTCCTTGATCCAGCAAGAGCAATAGGTAAGTCTAATTAGACCACCGCCTCCACGCCATCCATAGCAGCATCCTCCACCACATGCAGTAGCAGATGGTGAACCAACTCCTGGAAGTCCTGGACCTCCATTACAGTTGATGTTATATGCCCAAGGAGTCGTTCCAGTACAATACATGTATTCGTTAATACATGCATTACCATGATTATTTTGTGATAACCAACCACCTTTCTGGTTAATAAGACCAGCAGGATAAGGCATCATACCTTTAGCCCAGCAGTTATTTTGGTTACAAGTGTTCAAGAAGAATCCTGGTCTACCACCAATCATCTCATCTCCACCATAGGAGCATGATTGATCACAATGTAGATACCATCCTCCACATCCACCCCAAGAAACTTTGTCCTTACATCTGTAAGTTGAATCCCAGAAAGCCCAGCAGCATGTTTTGCCAGGAAGACCACCATTAGCACAAAGGTTACTTAAGTTACAACCTTGTACCCATGTCTTACATCCATTAATACCACAGCAACAACGAGAGCAACAAGTAGTTGATGCAACACATAGTTGGTAACACCAACCACCTTGTACTAGGGGATACTCTAATGTCTTACGGACATATGCACCAGCACCACCAGGCATACCCTGTTGACAGCAACAAGCACCACCGCCTGAACCGCCTCCACCCCATAACTCGAAAGTTAATTGAGTAGTACCACAAGGAACACACCAGTACTGAATACAATAGTTTCTGTAACTACTGTCACAGTTACCTTGGTTACAGTAAGGGTGGAACACGAAGACCCTGCCTTCATGGTTCCTTTCAAGTGCAGTATTCTCAGAGACCGTTTGATCTATAGTACTTGCGAACTCCCTACCTAATAGTTCTCTTAAATTTGCCATTAGTTTATCTCTCTATCAGGATTTGCAGAATAATGTGACTCTGACGAGACCGTGAGCACCCTCAGAAGAACAGCAGCAACCGCCACCGAATACCTGAGCAGATACACCACCAGATCCAGGAGGACCATTTCTCCAGCAGTCTCCAGAGAGTCCACCGTTGTTTCCCGTCAACCATAATGTAGCTCGTCTACCACAAGATGCCATATCAGGCTTTCTCATAGAGTGATGAACACCATATCGAGCACCGTACATAGGTGCAGTTGGGTGATAATCTTTCTTCATACACCAGTTACCACAACCAGGGTTGCAATCATAATGAATGTATGGTGAAAGACCGTTCCAATACCATTTACCAGCATTTTCGCATGATTGCATACAAGCATCATTATCTAATGTGTAATGGTCAGATTGCATCCTGCAACATGCAGGACCACATTGGTGTATCCTTGTCCTACAAGCGAAGTATGAATCTACCCAGTGGCAACAGTTCCATCCGTGACAACCACCACAAGCACAGAAGTCGCTTAAACCTGGACCAGAAACATATGACTTACAACCGTCGTAACCACCTCTGGAGGGGTGCCTACATGTACCACCAGCGACACATATATCGTAACAACAGTTATCTAACTGAGAAACGCCCTGAACAGCAGCACAGACAGTACATGATTGATACTGACCTGAGAAACCATTCCACGCAATAGAGCAGCAGCAAGTACCAGATCCACCGCCTCCTCCTCCCCAGAGTTCGAACTTGACCTTACAGATGCAGCAGTTAGGAACGCACCATCTTATACGTTGCCAGTCATAGTTGTAAGAACTACCATGTTCCCAACAGTGACTACCCCTGTAGTATAATTGATGTTGACCCCCACCCATATATGTTTGTATGGGTACTACATTAGCGTCAGGTACATCTAATAAATCTCGTAAACTTGACATTTGACTACCTTAGTATTTCATTAGTTGGATAGTATGGACCATCCGTATGCAGAACCCGTATAGATGAGCTCAAGAGAAGCATTTTTAATATCAAAATCAAGATCTTCTGCTAAATTAGCAATCTTGTGTCCATTACGAGCAATCGTTACTTTATTAGTATCACAATTACCAGCAGCATCAATCAAATTGATTCTGTCGCCAATTTTTCCGTTGGCAGGTAATGTGGCTGTAAAAGCTGATCCTGTTGTGTCAAGTAGCAGAATTTGTCCACTCAAAATAGAATGAGCAGAGGTAACTGCTACAGTTTCCCTTGTGTCAGATACTGGTGTTAGGTTGCGTCCCATTGTTCTAAAATCTCCTTGTAATTATATTTATTAATTAGTTAATCAAGCGGTTGATTCTTCAACGCCATAAGCAGAGATACTGACACCAGTCGTATCTGAGAAAGCAACAAGTTTCTTACCTGTTTGCATTGCAAAACCAGTTCTTTCAAGAACTCCGTATCCTCCAATCTCAGCATTGTATTCAACATACTCAGCAGCAGTAGGTGTATCGGCAGCAGCAATTGCTACTCGTACATCAACGGCTGTTGCGTTGGTGTTGACAATGTTGAAGTTGCAATATGCCACAGTACTTGCTGGTACTGTGTATATTGTTGTTAGTGTGTTAGCGGCTAGGGATTGTTGAGTCCCCAATACTCCAGAAGCCATTTTCTATTCTCCGAAATGCAGATGTAGTGGTTGTATGATATTTATATAGTGGGGGATCAAACTGACCCTGCCCAGAAGACGTATCCTTTAGTTGTACGTGTACTATCAATGTATGTCTTAACAGCACGTTGAGTAGGAACTTTTTGGTTTGAGTTAGCAGATAGAGTAACATCAGAAGAGAATTCTGTGATACTTTCTCCTAACTGAGCACCAATAGAACCCAGTCTCAAGGATGATAGACCCGAAAGGTCAAAGGAGGAGGCATTCAATGTAGTTGAACCAGTTGCCTGATTGACCTTGAAGTAACGTCCAACTGTGAAGTTACCATCTTGGTCTGTTGATACAAAGAATACACGTCCTGGGAAGTCTTCAGTAACTTCGTTGCCTGGTGCTGGATCCACTAATGGATCTCCAGGCCAGTTGGTGTTTAGTTTGTTTCCTGTACCTAAGTCTAGGAAGTCATGACCAGTTAAACGAACTTGACTGTAACCATATCTGATTTTGTAGTCCTGTCCATCAAAGGTTCTTGTAGGTTTCTCAGCAGCGAGAACAACTAGTGCAGTACCAGTCGTATCTGTCTGTGAGTTTGTCACCTGCATGAACTCAGTATCAATCTTAATGTAGTCGTTGATATTGAAACCAGAAGCGTCAGTGATACGAACATCAGATTGAGAGTTTGTTATATCTCTCAAAGTATCTGTTTGATCGACAACTTTGATTTCAAGAGCACGAACTGAAAGACCAGAGGTATGAGCAGCAGCGTTTGTACCTTCAACTCCACGAGTAACATCCATAGATGTTGCTGTTGGGAAGGAGGTGATTGCCATCATCTCATCTTCAATGATCAAATATGCTCCAATTGAGAATCCACTAATTGTATTAACGTAGATTGTTGTCTCAGTTGTGTTGTTAACAGCAGAACTCAAGTTAGTTGCACCACCATACTGATATCTGGTAATTAATTCCAGACCATCATGTGCAGCAGCAGCACTACCTAGTAGTCCTCTAGTAACAGTCAAGTTACCTCTTCCAGCAGGAGCTGTATAAGAAGAGTTAGCAATAACAAATGTGAATGGTTCTTCACCAAGTCCACCAGCACCAGTAACGAATTCAACCGAACCGCCTGGAACAGGTGCAGATCCTCTACCAGTCAAGGCAAGAACGAATCCGTTCTGACCACCAACAGCATCAGCGTTACTAAGTAGCGGACCTTGTACTCCAGAAGTTTGACCATCAATAGTCTCACCTTGTACAAACGTTCCTTTGAAAGGTCTGTAAAGAATCTTAGATACACCAGCCTGTACAGAGATGATTTCTCCAACAGCACCAGATGTCAATCCGATAACTCTCTCTCCTGTCAACCAGATTGAATCTGTTGCACCAGGAACGACCGCCGCCTCATCATATTGAAGAGATAATCCATCAATCTTACCATCAAGAGTTGTCTCATTAGTATCATATCCAGAAGATACAATACCGTATGTACCCCAAGAAGAGTTACCTGCGAGAGATCTGATTCTTCCACCTCTGGTAGAAACGTAAGAAAGATGACAGTAGTAAGTGAAGCAAGATACAATCTCAGCACCTGCCTTGTTTGTACACCAGAAACCAACTCCACCATCTTCGTGGATTTGTGTCCAAGAGTCAAACACCATTGTTTTGTTTGATCTGTTATCAAACGTAACGGCGTTAGAAGCAGCACTCACAAATGTATGAGCATACTGGTCAGCAGGAGGAGCAACACCAACATTAACTGTAATTGTTGTTGCAGAAGCAGCAAGAATTAGAAGTTCCTTACCAAAGGCAGGGTCACTAACACGAGGATAAGCATGGTTAGATGCACCACCGTTCTTAGTACAATTGAATGTAATAGAAGCCTGTGCTAATGTAATACTTGATCCAGTAGTCAATCCATGACCTGAACCAAGAGTAAGTTCCATGTCACCAGTAGCAGGATTATAAGATCCTCCAGATGGTGTAAACTGTGCTGTAGTATCCCACTTAGCGTGAACATCACCATCAATAATAGCACCAACTCCAGTTGCACCGAAGCAAGAACAGTTTGATACGTAAGGTGATCTCTTAATTGGTGAGTTAGGATCTAGACGTACATAAACACCACCAATTGTAGCAGTGTTAAGATCTTTAGGATCAGAAGCAGAAGGAACGAATCCAACCATTCCATCCATAACCATGTCCTTAAGCATAGTGGTGCTTCCTAGCATCCACATAGTTAAATGCTCGTTCATGACTGGAGTAACACTACTGATAGCGATATCTGTAGCACCTGCCTCATATGTGTCTGTAGTTGTCCAAAGGTTTTGGTTAGCATCTCTAGTGATACTTCCTAATCCAGAAGTTAAACCAGTTGTTGCAACTCCAACCAATGTTGTAATAGCAGCATCCTGTACAAGACAAGTTACGTTAGCACTAATGCTGTTAATATCAGTAATACTATTATTGATAACCTGTGTCAAACCATGAGTACCAACAACAGTAATAGACTCGTTATTGATAACATCTTTTGCAAGAGGAATCAAGTAAGCCAAGATAGAAACAACTTCTGCCTCGTTACCGTTCCAATAGTTATTAGTAATCCAATCATTAAGTGTGTCATAAACACGATCATTACCACCATAACCTAAGTTAGCAGTGATATCCTGAATAAGAATAGCAAGTTTGCTTTCAAATACAGAAGCATCTCCACCAGGAGGGTTAGTAATAGTAACACCACCAGCAGCAGCCTTAGCAAGAGTTTCTTTAACTAAGAACTGTGTGTTAGATGTTAATAGGTTATATGCGTCAGCAGTTTTGTTGTTAGCAAATCCATCGGTCTGAACATAAATGTCAGAACCACCTTCTCTAACGTCAATAACTTCACCAGTCTTTGCTCCATCACCAGATGTGATAGTAGCACCAAGAACTCTATACTGAGCATCAGGTACTTGTGCAAGTGTAAGTTTAACAACACTTGAAGGTTCACCAGCTCTTGCTTGAATCCTTGAGGTTCTTAGGTTATCACCAACGACACCTACTTGCTCAGGAACCCTCATTGGAAGGATTTCATTATATGTACCTGCCTTAACATAAATTGTTGCAGGACCAGTTACGCTGTCTACAGCGTGACGTACAGTTCTCCATGCTGCTGTAATGCTATTACCAGCATTAGTATCAGCACCTTCTGGAGTAACGTAATAAACTTTATGTGTTACGTGACTCTCTTTCCATGTTGGATATCCTGTATTGTCAACAGTAAGAACCTTATTCTCGGTGTTGATTGGCAATCTAGCAGGACCAGATCCACCCTGATAAAGAAGGTCACCAGCGGTTGTTAGAACATTGGCAGATGCTCCTTCTGCTAGTGAATTCCAATATGTACCACTAACATCTGTTTCTGGAGCATTACCTGTATTTTCCAGAACACAGATATGTGAGTTGCTATTCCTAACAACAGCATCACCTGGATAGTAGGTTGTTCCTACGTCCCAAGTTCCTTTCCATGTAAATCCACCAACAATAAAGTCCCATGCCGCAGGATTGCTTGCTGGAGATTGGTTAATATTAGTTGTCTTAGCAACGTATGAGTTACCACCTAAGAGTACAACGTCGCCTGGTTTGTATGTTGTAGTGGAATTCCAATTACCAACAACTTTAAAACCAGTTGTAAGAATTTCCCACTGAACACCTATACCTAAGTTTGGAGCAATAGCAACACTTGTTTGTTGTGCAACGTAGCTATAACCACCATATGTTACGATATCACCGACTTGATATTCGGTTGCTGAATCCCAAGTATCTTCAAACTTGAGTCCATCTAAGTAGGCAGAAAACTTAGCGGAATCGAAAGTAGCGGTTGAAGTATGAGGTGTAGTAGTCCTATAAAGTACGTTACCGTATTTTGCGATATCGTTATTTCTATAGAAGGTTGCTGCAGCCCAGTCCCCCGTATTATAGATCCCTTCAGTATGAATGGACCAGCTTCCTGCGTCAGTTCCATACCATAGTGATGCGGTTGAAACCGATGTATGGTTTGCGGTAGCTACGTAAGTGTTAGCACCAAATTTAACAATGTCATCGATGACATAGGCGGTCGCAGCCGTCCAGTCACCTCTCCAGTTAAATTTTAGTCTGCCAAGTCTAAAATCTGCCATTTGTTTTTCCTTTACTTAGGTCCCTCGGTTGTATAATCGTAAGTTTCATTGAAACGGACCACGAAATATCCGTTATCATCTACAAAGTAGGTTACTTTTCTACTGTCAAATCTGTACTGTTGGTATTGATCTTGTGGATGATTAGTATATGATTTAGATTCTGTAGTTTCTTCTACATAATCTGTCATTCCTGTTGCAATATCTAGGTATGGAGTACCATCTTTACGATGGAAAGTTACTACATCATCATCAATACTTCTGATTTTGGTATAATAGAGCATACCATCATCATCTCTGCGTAAGGCATGGATAGTAAAATCGTTACCAAGATCGTAGTTGTTACTAGCAAACCCTGTTGAGCCACCTCCAGTACTGGAACCGCCTCCTCTAAAACTATCGCTGATGTACATCGTCATGTGACAATTACCCTCCAGTAAACTCCTTCCCAAATAAGTTGAACACCTGCGCCTTTAACGTCAAAAACCAGAGGAGATGAAATTACTCCATATGTATTTTGAAATTGTCGTCCGATAGGGTCCGTCAGAGTAACATTATTTATATCCCAACTAAACTTTACATCAATGAACTCAATTACATCCCCAGACTTGGGAACCAATTGGTTATTGTAAAGAGGAAGTGTTAACGATATAGGACCATTAGATGAGTCCACCAAATAACGAAGGCTTGTTCCTAGAGTTTGATTTGAATTTATATATTCCCATCTTGCCCTGAATACATCAAATCCACCAGTGGTGGTTCCGTCATGAATGACGGCCATATTCTTATCAGTATCAATCGTTAGTTCACCCTGAGCTCCAGTAAAAAGAGCGTGTTCAGATGTAGTACCCCTACGAAATTGAACCTGAGTTGTCATCAGTGATTATTCGATACCAAGTATATTTATGTGATATTTATATTAGATGATCCAACCATATGATCTTGGTGGTGCGACTTGTATACGTCTTGTCTCGGCATCACCAACATGTAGAATAACTCCACCTTCAGATACAAATCTCTGATAAGGTGCAATAACCTTAGTTGTGATATCAATCTCAATTGGGCAGTGTCCATCGTAGCTGAAGGTACGGAGGACTTCTGCACTTGCCAGTGAAGGTATACGACCTGAACCAACAAATGCCTTGACAATAACAGGAACATTGTCCTCTTCGAAGACATCGATTCTTCCTGAACCATCTGCTGTGGTTGTAATACTGGAAGTAGATTCTCCAAAGAATTGTGCGGAACCTTCTCCAACATATCCCTTCCTTGTGAAGGATTCTGCACCTGATCCTCTGACCTCGACAGCGACATCTGTAACAATATTTCTTGCAACAGCCTGTCTTGCAACACCCAAGAAGTCGAAGATTGCGACATTCTCGACTGCAATTGTTCTGGATTCGGATGCATTGTTCCATGTGAAGAACGATCCAGTTCCAACTGTAACTCTTGTTCTTGGAGTATCGGCAACACCAAATACATTGACAACTCCATAAAGTTCTGGAGAGAATGTAATTGTCTCTGCTGCACCAGCGAATCCCCAAAGACGGCCAATTCCACTGTATGCTTCTGTATGTTTCTCGTCTGCAATACCAGAAACACCAAGATCAATTTGAGAATTCCAGTGGAATGTACGACGCTCAATGCTGCTAACAAAGTTGAATAGATTTCCGAATCCAACTTCTGCGTATGTTGTTGCTTCCTCTGCACGACCCTTGAATGTAAAGAGTCCTGTTGCTTCTGGTACGACTCCAACACTTTCCGAAGCACCAGAGAACGCAAAGAGTGTACCAAATAGAACTTCTCTTGTAGTAACTCTCTCTGTCTTTGTACCACCAAAGGAGAATAGAGCAGTAGTCTCGTCTGGATTGACAGTGAAACTCTCTGAAGCACCACTGATATTGAAGATCCTTCCTTCTCCAACAAAGTCTCTTGTACGAGATACGGATGTTGTAACATCGACGTAGATAGTACCAGAACCAATATTGTTTGGTGTGAATCTCTCGAATGCTTCTCCAGTAATATCGAGTGGTACTGGTACTTCGTCTGGACTGAATGCAACAGTTTCTGATGTCCTTGTGCCACCAATAGAGAATAGTAACTGTCTCTCTTCTGGATTGAAGGTAACACTTTCGGATGCACCACTGATATTGAAGATGCGTCCTTCTCCAATAAAGTCTCTCGTACGAGAGAATGTGGACGTAACATCGATTGTTGCACCACCAGAACCAATCCAGTTTGGAATGTACTTGATACGTGCTGTACCAGACAGTTTGGATTCGATTGTGAATCTTTCGCTGAAGGTTCTGATGAATCCACCAAATCCTTTGAACACCATGTCTGCCTGGAATTCTGGCAAGACAAATGTGATACTCTCTGCTGCACCACTGATAGCAAATATACGACCTTCGCCAACCCATACATGGGATCTGGAAGATGTAGAAGCACCAAAGATATCGACTTCGATTCTTGGTTGCTCTGCAAATGTAAGGATTGGTTCTGAAACTTCTCCACTGAAGAGAATTTCTGCTTGACCAATCTCTCTGTATGCAGCACGAATATCTGCTTTCTCTGGACTGAATGCAATATCTGCTTGGAATGCAGGTAACTTGAGGGTGATAGCCTCGTCTGCTGCTCCAATAGAGAACAGTCCACCAACACCAAAGTGGATATCGACGTTGACAACAACCGCATCTCCACTGAGATATATGTCTCCAAGTGGTTGTTCTGCGAATGTAAGTAGTGGATCTGCAATCTCTCCAGAGACTGTAAATACACCAGATCCAATAATACCACCAAAGGTGAAGCTCTGGGTGACAGCACCCTTGAGAACTGCGTCTGCTGTAAACTCTGGAAGTTTGAGAGTAAGAGATTCTGCTGCACCACCAACAGAGAACACCTGACCATCGCCATGATAGGCATGTGTTCTGAGAATATCTGCTTGACCGTATACTTCTGTACGACCAAATGGTTGCTCTGCAAATGTAAGTATTTCTGGACTTGATGTTCCACGTACTTCTGTGTGAACCAGACCAGCAATAGCGATTGCACGACTCTCGTCGAGACGACCTGTAAAGTCGAATAGTGCTCCAAGTTCGAGTGGGTTGAATGTAAACGCCTCGACTGCACCACTGAAGTTGAAGATCCGACCTTCGCCAGTCCAATGTTTCGTGATAAGTGGTACAACAGAAACGTTGAATATCTCTGTGCGAGATTGACCAACCCAGTCTTCTGTATGTTTCTCCAGTGCAGTACCAGAGAGATCGATATCGACTGTAACCTGTTCGGAAGCAGTAAACCTCTGACTTGCGAGTCCACCAAATGTGAGATCTGCTTGGAACGCAGGGATGTCGATTGTAATCGCTTCTGCACTGCGACCAATGGAATATAGATTTCCAAATCCATGGAAGTGGAGACTGAAGTTCTCTCCTGCGTTTCCAGAAACATCGATAACAACGTATCTGTAGTTGTCTGATACAACTGCCTCTTGACAGCGACCAGATACTTCCATGTGAGCAGAACCTTCTTCTGCTGTGATGAACTTGAGATCTGTGTAACCACCAGCAAACTTGAATAATGGTGGTGTTGTTGGAGGAATAACAACAGTACATTCTGCTGCACCACTCCAAGCCCAAAGTGTAGGATCGTTGGTAACCCACTGAGGTGGTACACGAACTTCTGAATTGGAACGAATCTTGATCGCATGTTCCCAAGGAATCGGATCCGATATAAAGATCTTGGTCTGCGAATCGTGTGTAAGAGAAGTAAAGCTGACAAGTTTTCCAAATGGGTATTCGGAAACCTTTGTGCGAATAGGACTGAATACAGATGTGAATCCGTAGTCCTCTCTTACCGTTGCACCAGGATCTGTGATGAATCCACAATCGTGGATCGTTGTTGCTCCAGCAGAGAGCCAAGGATCGATACCATATGTCTGGCCAAGAGGTACTGTTGCAACAACACCATTGAGACCAATTCTGATGATAGAAGTTGGTGAAGTACCAGAGAGATTCTGACTTGGTGTAATGGTGGTAACAGTACCAACACCAGGTAGACTTGCATAATCTCTGTACTCGTATAGATTCTCGGAAGAATCGTTGTAAGAGTAAGTTCTGGACTTCTCTGTACTGATGATAGTAGGTAGTACACCAGTACCTTCATAAGCAAAGGATCTAAGTACAGGTTCTGCTGTTCCATGAGATGCCCATAGAGTACCAAAGGCATTCCAATTAGGTGCGAATCTAACGTCAGCAACACCTCTAATTGGGAATAGAGCCTGTTTCTCATCTGGGTTGAAGGATACAGATTCAACTGCACCACCAATCTTGTAGATCTGACCTTCACCAACGTAGTCAAATACACGTGAAGCTTCAGCGTATACAATACTGAAGGCACGACCTTCACCGATGTATGGTCTAGTAACACTGTAAGTTGCAGAACCAGATGCCTTAAGTACAATGAATCCATTCCATTGTGGGTTAATACGTACCCATGTGGAGGAACGAATCTTGACTGCTGCATCGAATGTCTTCTCTGCAATAAACCTGACACTGCGTGAGGTATGTGTATGACTGGTATACTGGAATCCACCAAAAGGATACTGCCATACTGTCTGAGAAATATATCCCCAATCAATATTTCCAGAGTAACCTTCAGCAATACTACCGTAATCGAAGGCAGAACCTGCTGTATAGTTAGATACAAGAGATACAGTGTAGTCTGGGTCTACAACACCAACAACACCAACATTGATTCTTACAACCGATCCTGTAGATGTTCCTGAGAGGATCGTATTTGTAGTGATCTCCTCAATGGTAGCAGTACCTGGCAACGGACCGAAGTCTGTATAACCAAATGGTACAATAGAACTATCGTTGTAATCCCAAGTAACTCTCTCAGCGTATGCATCTCCAGTGAAGACTGGGATGACACCAAATGGTTGCTCACCATATGTTCTCTTAACGTCAGAGACTGCACCTGTGACAGGTATAGTACCAGAACCTCTCCAGTTAGGTACGAAGTTGACCTTAACGTTAGACTGAAGTGGAGCAAGAGCACCAGTAGCAAGGTAATCTGTAGTGACTCTCTCTTCACCACCACCAATTTTGTATAGATTACCAGTACCCTCATAGGAGAATACAAATGCCTCGTCTGCTCTGGAGAAGTTGAACAGTACACCTGATCCAATTTCACTAGCAGTAATTCTCTCTGCGAGAACACCACGAACCATACTCCTGACGAATCCATTCCATCTAGGTTTGGTTCTTCCTCTACCTTTACCAAATACCTTAATGTCACCACGACCAATCCAGTTAGGTACGTAGTTCTGTTTAGCAGTACCCTTAAGTTGACCGAGACCGAATGGATATAAGGTACCAGTGATACTAAGAAGACCCCAATCAGTATTGGTTGTCTTACCAATAGATATTGGAGCGTGTTCAATCGAGTTTGTAAACGTACCCGAATGAGGTGCAATCTGATATCCACTAGGATCTACAGTTGCAGTTATTGTAGGATTAATTTGTACTACAGAACCTGTACTTATACCTGTAAGTACTTGGTTTGTAGAGATGACTTGATAGGACTGTACTGGAATAGTACCATAGTCCTCATAATCGAATGGAACAACAGAGGAGTTATTATATGAGTATGCTCTTCTGTTATCTTCGCTGTTAATATTAGGTAGAGTACCAGTACCCTCAAATCCAAATGTGCGCTTAACTTGCTGGACTTCTCCAGAAACCTTGGCTGTACCGTATCCAACCCAGTTAGGTCTGAAGGAAACCCCTGCGCTACTCTTGAATCTGAATAATCCCTTGGACTCAATAGAAATACTTCTAGTAACTGCACCAGAACCAATCTGATACAGATGTCCTTCACCAGATTCTTTCTTGGAGAAAGCTTCCGTTGTGAGGGACTGGATCCCAAATAGTCCAAAGACTTCGATATCTGGAACCCAGTGTGTAACCGCACTACCTGTGACTCGTACCGTACCCTGAACGATCCAAGGAGCAGACAGACGATAGTAAGTACCGACCATCTCGAAGACAGTACCACTACCAACCCATGCATGTAGAACTGTCCACGTTGTAGCAGTCTTCGGTCTAACAAAACCGTAAGGTCGGACAGTATCTGTGTAAATTATTCTACCCCAATCATCAACCGTAACAGCTTCTACGTCGTTGATGGATCCACCGTCTATGACAGTGGTGGGTGTTAATGCTAGTGAATTTAAACCGTAGTCGAGTTGTATAAACTCATCAACACATGAAGGATTCCATGAATATGAAAGTCTCTCGCCACTAAAAATACGCAACGCAAAACTAGACCCATAAGGTCCGTCTATACTAGTTGTATAGATGTGCGTTGCCATTTACCCTCCACTAAAATAAAAAAGGGGATCCAGTAATGAATCCCCTCACACATAATAATGAATTCAATTGAATTAATCAGTCTAGGCTGACGTTCAGAGTTACTTTGATCTGGTCACCAGCGTTTTGAATAGCGTAAGGACCATTTGTGAACCTTTCAGCGAAGAATATCGCATCATAGAGTGTCACAGAACCTGTACCATCAAGTGCTTTAGTAGTCGTGAAGGTGTTTGCATCAGGTGTCTCGAATACAATGTAAGTACCAGCAGTAGTTGTGGTATTACCTGTTCCCTGATCGATATAAACTGCATCGCCTGGTTCTAGACCATGACCTGTAGCAGTTACTTTACTGAAGTCAAACTTAACAACGTCATTACCGTTAGAAGTTTGAATGTTCTCAATAAGAACGTTATTGAGGAATACAGTTACTGTTCCGTCTGTATCATCTGTCTCGTAATCGATACCAGTGATAACTGTAGCAGCATCGATACCATTAGGTGTAGTTGTCTGAGAAACTCTCATTCCAAGAGCAAGATCCTCAGCAACGTTTGCTTGGAATACAGCATTACCACTAACTGCACCAGCGTTTGCCTTAGTTAGATAAACTGTAGTACCAACGATTCCAGTAACACGTGCTCCCTGAGCAACGTTAGTTCCTGTAACACGCTGACCAACAACAACTCCAGTTGTGGATGTAACAACAATTTCAAATTCACCAGCAGTACCAGTAGCAGCAGTAGTAGCAGCAACAGCAGCAAGAGTAATATAGTTGTTTCCAATAGTACCACGAACACCAGACTTAGAAATCTGTGTGCCAGTAGCAGCAGTACCAGCATCACCTACACCATGAATGGTTGTAGGCATGTTGTTAGCACGTGAGAGGAAATAACCGTATACGTTACCAGCAGGACCATCAAATGTGAATGTTTGCTCTGGATAAGAAGCAGTTGTACGACCTCTACCAAAACTCAATGGTTGTGCAGTGAAGTTACCAGTGTTCTTAACACTTAAGTTAAGTGTAGTACCATCAATGTCAACAACATATGCACCAGTGCCGACAGATCCACCAGTAACATAGTCACCCTTTTTAATACCTGTGTTAGAAGCAACCGTAACTAGGTATGTTCCAGATGTACCATCACCATTAGTTGTTGTGACAGCTGTTGGTTCAGTTTCGATTCCCCAACGGTTTCCGTTCAGCAAGATACCATACTGCTGTGCATAATCCTGATCAGTCCTATTATTGATGATGCCAGGATAACCTGTTGTAGGTGCGCCACCATAACCGTTTGTGTTGTTATCGGTGTATGGTTCGAAATATCGTGTTTGAGAGGGAGTATCACTCTCAGCAGGATATGTATCTGTAGTGAACAACTTAAGAATAAGGTTCCTAGGGATATTCTGCGAATAGTTAAGCAGATTCCTTAGAGAATCAATTTCGCCGTTGTCGGTGACTAAGAGTGCCATTGTTTTCCTCTGTCCTAATTACGTTGCTATGTATGATTATTTATAACCACCAATTATTTATAGTTTTATCCTCAGCGCAACACTAGCCTTACTTATGTTCAGGACGTGGTTTACGTTGAATCTGAAAATATCACCAGCGTTAACTGTGGTGTTCCAAGTCGAAAGATTATCATCTTTCGATTTAATTTCTGTACTAGTATTTAGAATACCTAGTTTGGGTGTTTCTGTTCCTGTTATTGAAGTGAAATTCGGATAGTCATTATAAGAACACTTCAATATATCTATTTCAATATTACCTGCGACATCTGCCACTATAACAAATGATTCAATTGTACCAGTAACATCCACTGCCATATCACCCTTCGGACCAATTGCCATTGGGAATGATCCAGAGTCAATAACGAAGTTGAGAGTTCTGGTTAAATCTGCTGTAGTTACTAAAGCAACACCAGAAAATCTATGTCCAGAAGCGGGTGGATTACTAAAAACGATTTGATCGTTTGAAACGATATAATCTGTATTTGGTTTGAGAACTATATCATTGATGGATATCAATAACTGCTGTTCATCTATTGGTGTATATGGTGATCCATCAACAGAAAGACTGAATGTATCTTGTGTACCATCGAATCCACCAGATATATCATCAAGAATTAAATTTGTATACTGTGTAGACTTGGTTGGAATTTGATAATTAACATCCAAGTTATACGCAGGGTTCTCTCTCAGAGCAACACTATGTTGCTGAGATCCAACTCTAACGGTATACTCTGCCATTAGGAAGATACTCCAGGATTAACTTCAACTAATCCTTCAATAACTCTTGTCTTGTATCCTGTTGGAGCAGTCAAGAGAATATCATAAACATACCTTCTACGATCCAAAGCACCTGTTTCTGTACTATTCATTGATATACCAATCTCACCAGCAGTTCTGTTAACGAATACCAAAGGTACAGCTACACTAGAAGTACTGGTGTAGCTTGTTTTAAAAGCTGCCTCACCAGTATATCCTGTCATGTTAAGTGGAGTACCATCTTTATTGGTAATAAAGAAAGTCACGTCATAGTTAGCATGACGGTCAACGACTATGTTTACAGGTATCGCTGCCATTAGATTCTAGAAGTTACTTTATTTAGTTGGTTTTTTAGGCGGTATTGGTTTTCCACCATTAGCCGCAAGTTCATCTGGATCAGGAGATTCTAGAAGATCTAATGTCTCTAATCCACCAATAATTTTAAATCTATATTCTTTCAACTCAGTCAGACTCTTTTCAGTTGTTGAGATCTTAGTCTCTGCCTCACCCAATTGTCGTGTGAGTTCATTACGTATTTTACTTGCTTCCATAATAAAAGTTTAATAATAATTATTTATCAGCGTTTCTTTCTCGGATCCATCCAGTACATATGTACTTAGTTTCAGATTTTGGAGCAACTCCTCGATGAACCCATGGCCATAATCCAGGAAATATTACTAGTTTCCCCATTTCTGGTTGAATCTTTAATCCTGAATTAAATTCAGTATAACCATCTTCCATTACATCATTTAGATACCATATAAATGTCAAACGTCTAGTTTCTAATTGATCATGATGCCATTTATAAAATCCACCTGGTTGTGTTTCTTGTATTTGATATCCAGTATCTTCTGGAAGAAAATTCAACACAAAATCTTCATATGGATGAGGAAGCCATTTTACATAATAATCTAAATTGAGTCCTATTGATTTAAAGAATACATTATCTTCTTTTTCCCAGTCAGAAGAACCAGTAATAAGAAGATCAGTAGATTGTTTAATATCCAGATCTACACCTCTACCAATCTTACCTTGATATCGATTATCATCTTTCTTAAATTTTTCAATTACATGTTCACAAAAATCTTTATCTAACTGTTTCTTTGCGACATATACCAAATCATCAATACGCATCTAAAATACTTTAAGTCTTCATAATATAGCACAAAGCATAGTATGGTGGCAAGTTCTCATGTGAAGAACCACTTCCCTTAGAGTTTGTGTTGGGATTTGCGTTACCTGTGTTTCCATTACCATTACTGCTAGTACCTGGATTTTCACTACCTGTGCTTCCACTACCACCACCAGTAGTTCCACTTATACTAATCGTTGTGTTATGAGTATGGTCTTCACTGACTCCTAAAGTATCGAAGTAGTGTGCGTGAGCGTTAGTAGTTCCACTATTGACAGTACCCATATTAGTACCACCATTAGAGTCACCCAAATATCTGGTTCCACCAGTGTTTATAGTACCTTGATGACTACCGTAGATACTGTGTGCGTGTGAACCACTATTAGATGTGTTTCCACTATGATAATGGTTATCACTTTGTGTTCCACTAGTTCCACTTCCTGAACCACTGAATGAGTGAGTGTGACTACCAATACTATGGGAGTGATTATCTACAGTGTGACTGTGGCTACCTATACTATGTGTATGATTGTCAACTGAGTGTGAGTGTGACGGCATTTGTGCTTCCGTCAAGGTTACAGTAGAAGCACCACCAGTAGCATCAACAGCGTAACTATTTCCAGCACCAACAACAAACCTATTTCTTAAGTCAGGAGTACTGTTGTTACCATCACACAGAACCCATCCATTAGGAATAGCACTCTGTGCTCCAGACCACATAATAATACCACCAGCAGGGAATGAATCACCACCTCCAGTAGGAGCAGCTGCTGCCCAAGCAGTTCCATTATATGTTAGAACATCATTGGTAGAAACAGATCCAGTAGTTACATCAGTTAGGTCATTAATAGCAAGACTAGGTGTAGGTGGATTAATCCATTCTATTTCAGTACCAGTTGAACTTAATATTTGACCTGATGATCCAATATCATTATCCTTATCAATAATACCACCATGGAACTTACAACCACCATCAGCAGTTTCAAAGCAAAGGACGTTTGCATAATTTAAACCAACTTCAGCATTCTTCTTAAAGTATGCCATAACTCCACTTACCCAATCAAGTTGGATAGTGGTTCCAGAACCAGCAGCGGCTATATGGAAAGTACTATCAGCATAACTGTAGAGATAAGTTGAAGTATTGTTATTTCTAAGTTCAGCTCTCTTAGTGTTACTACCTACAAGTAGGTAAGAATCAGAATCTGCGTTACCTACCTTAAGTTTGTTATTTGTATTATCCCATACTAAAGAAGCATCTCCTTCAAAGGAACCTGAATCATTAAACTGTACCTGTGTATCAGAACCACCAGGATCTGTAACATTAGAATTCGCATCTGCTTGGTTAGTCCACTTACTTGTGGCATTATCCCACTTAAGTACTTGACCACTAGTAGGTGATCCAGTAATAACAACATCAGCTAAGTTTGCAATAACAGCTGTGTTATCTAAATAAGCACTTAAATCTGGTGGAGTATATGAGAATACACCATTAGCATTATTATAAGAAATAGCACCAGAACCAGAAGCAACCTGTGGTGATCCTACTGATAGACTCGTTAATGCAATGAAAGTACTAACATTAGGAGGAGTATATGAGAATACACCTGTAACATTATCATAAGATAATGCTGCTGTACCTGCTGTATTACTAGTTACAGATATATCTGTTAATCCAATACCAGGATCTCCTGCAATCCATTCTGAACCATCATATTGAAGAACATCATTTGTAGAAGGATTTAATGCACCTTTAACATCACCAAGATCATTTAAGTTTATACCATTAACAGTAAAATCAAGAGTTCCAGTACTATCTTCATAGGTTACTCCAATACCTGTTTCGGTATTACCAGTTACCATTGCTCCAACAATATCCTGAACTTCCTCAGTTGTTAGTGTACTACCACCAGCATCAGGAGCATTCTCCCAACTTGCACCATTATACTTTAATACGTGTCCATTCTGAGGAGATGCAATAGTTACATCAGAAAGATCATTTACTGCAACAGCAGTTAAGTAACTACTTAAATCTGGAGGAGTATATGTGAATACACCACTTGTATTTGTATATGCAAGTCCACCACTACCAGAAGCAGAAGCGTTAGAACCAACAGAGAATGCTGTTAGATCTGTACTTGCAGCAGAAAGGTCAGGGGGAGTATATGTGAATACACCAGTTGTATCATTGTATGCTAATGCTGCTGTACCTGCTGTTGCAGTAGTTATAGAAAGATCTGCTAATGCAATACCACTTCCACCTGTTGCTGTTTGATCAGAAGCAGAGATCCACTTACTAGTTCCATTATCCCACTTAAGTACATGTCCATCAGTAGGAGATCCAGCATTAACGTCAGCAAGATCATTAAGGTTCTTACTAGAAAGATCTATAGTTGTTAGATATGTACTAGAGTCAACACTACCATCTGCCTTTAAGAATTGAGATGATGTTCCACCTGTCTTAATAATAGAATTCGCAGTTAGATCACCAGTAGATCCTTCAATTTTTGCTCTCCATACATTAGTAGAAAGATTACCAATATAGAGTCCTTTTCCATCATCAGTACTGATGCCAGTAGCAGCATCAAGAGTTATAGCATAAGCTCCAGCATTCTGTACATCAAGTCTACCAGCACCAGATCCACCAGTGAATATAACATTATTAGTTGAAGTTGCTCCTCTTCCAGTAACAGTCTCAAGAGTATCTGTTTCAGTAACAGAAGTTAGATAACTACTGAGATCTGGTGGGGTATACGTAAATACACCAGTAGAATCATTATATGCAATTCCACCACCACCTGAAGCAGAAGCGTTAGAACCTACAGAAAGATCTGATAATACAATTCCACTAGTACCAGTAATGACAAGGTTCCCAGTACCACCACCTTGTCCGAAGGTGATTCCAGTACCAGCTACAAGGTTTAATGTCTGTGGAGTACCAGCACCATTATTTGTATAAACTATTTGAGATGTAGTTGCATTAGCATGGTTGAATACAAGAGTATTATCTGCTGCTGGTGTAAATGTAAATTGACCAGTTAAATTATTATATGCTAATCCACCATTACCAGCAGCTGTTGGTTCAGCACCTACACTAAGATCTCCTAATGCAATACCAGCACCAGATCCACCAGTGTCAGCAGCATTAACCCATTTAGTACCATCCCATTTTAAAATCTGGTTAGTTTGTATAGAGTTAACATCGACATTACTAATGCCCTCTATAGTTTGACTAACATATTCAATACCACCAGCACCATCAGAAGATAGTGTCTGACCTACTGTACCTTTTGATCCTGCCTTATCAGAAATTGAAGTTCCAGCAGGGAACAATAAAGCATCAGCAGATTTGTCCCATGTAACATCAGCGTTAGCACCCTTGAATATAGCATCACCATCAGTAGTAGATCCATCAGATTCTACAGTGCCAGTGATATTAAGTCCTGTAGAACTAAATGAAGCTATAACTGTTGAACCAGACGTATAAGTAAGGTTATCTGCTATGAGTAGGAAATCACTAGCATTGCCATTAAGAGTATTTACTCCAGCTGATCTAGAGAAACTAGCATATGTTGATGTGCCTAAAGTAAATCCTCCAGCATCAGAAGATATTAAGTTAGCTGCTGTAATAGAAGTTGTAGTTGTATTACCAGAAGCAGTTACCTGTGCTAATGTAGGTGTAGTACCACCTGTGTCATCTGCTACTTCCCAAGTAGTATTAGAGACATTATATTTAAGAATTTTGCCATCACCAAGATTGGTTGTTGCATCTACATTGCTAAGATCATTTAAAGCAACTGTTGTTAGATAACTACTTAAATCTGGTGGAGTGTATGTGAATACACCTGTACTATTGTTGTATGCGAGTCCTGCTGTACCTGCTACAGCAGTGTTAATAGAAATACCTGTTAGTGTTAAGAAACCACTAACATCTTCTGGTGTGAATGACAATATACCAGTGATATTGTTATAACTTAATCCAGAATTTCCAGGAGTATTCTGAGTGACAGATAGATCTGTTAAAGCAATCCAGTTTGCAGAATTATCTGTTACTACACTATATCCACCAGAACCATCAGTCTTCATCAGACCAGCACTAGGGAAATCTGCATCCTGAATAGCATCACCAATTGATGTAATGAAATTACTTAAATCTGGTGGTGTATATACAAATTGTCCATTAGTATTGTCGTATGTTAATCCTCCACCGCCTCCAGCAGAGTTAACAGTAACGTTTAAATCACTCCAAGTCAAATACGTAGCATTAAGACCAGTCTGAGTCCCAGTGAAGGTATGCAGGTCATAACCTATCTCATTAATCTTCTGCCTTTGATTTTCAAAGGTATCGGTCTTATTTACTATGACTTGTGCCATTGTTATTCATCAATTGTTTTAATAGGGTCTTGAGTTCATCTATTTCACTTTTAACATAGTCTAATTCATTCTCCATATTACGATATTTGTTTCTGGAGGATTTATATTTGGCAAAAGAAGACCTGTCAGTATTTATTATTGCACCTGTATTTACATCACGATACAAATGGTCTTGATTCTCAACCTTCAAGTGATTCATATCAATAAGATGCCACTGCCCTCATATCTTGAATCTTAGGAACGAATGCAGGGTTATTAGATCTCATAACAATCTTAACTGCATAAGATGAGAATTCTGGTAAATTCTCTATGCTATAAGATAGTTCTTGATATGAAGATTGTTTTTCTGTAATACCACTAATGGCATTTTCAGAAGAAGCAATAGTATCTACATCAGGTTCACCTGCTTCATTAAAGTAAATCCATTCAATGTCTTCAAAGTTCTCCTGTGAAGAAGACTTCTTAATCTTATAAAGAATCATAAGATTCTTAATATCAGTAACGTTAGCAGTAAGTTTTACATCAATAGATGTAGCAGGATTTTCAATAGCAATCTCTTTAGTCACATATTTAGAAATTCCAGAACTATTCTTAGATTGGGTTTCTGTAATGAAGTCAACACCATCTGCATAAGATACTGTTGCAACTTCGATGAAACTTACTTCATCAACTGGTTGATTAGGATATGATACTAGATCACCAACTCTAAAGATATCAGATAACTGATCATCTACACTAGCGTTTCTATCAAAACTACTACTATCAATAAGTCTTCCTGTATAATCATTATTAATTGGTTGCTTGTCATTAACAGTAGTCAACTCACCAGACTTACTATTCCACAAGATTATCTTTCCAGAAATTTTATTATCATAAGTATCTGCTGGTACTGATGGATTCCTAGCAGTTACATATGTTGGAGGTGTAGTGGTATTTGGTATATCAAACCAGAATTTAACAAGACCATCTGTACCAACAGTGATTGCACCAGCAAATGTTTGTCCACTAAAGGTTATTGTTTCACCAGCAGTGAAAGTATTAACTGTAGTAACCTTAACAAATACAGTACTACCATCAACCTTGACAATAGTTCCTTCTGCTTTAGAAGTAGTACCAACAAGAGTTTGTGAACTATTAATTACTTCAGCACCTTGTAGACCAGATGCAGTAAATGAAAATACTGGTAGGAAAGTTACAATTTGATTCCTTCTACCGTACCTATCTTCTGTTCCAGATGCATTCTCAATACGATTAGTAATAGTCTTAACAGATGCTCTATCCAAATCAATAACTGGAGAAAGATGTGTAACAGTACTTGATAAATCAAGTTTATAAACTAATGAATTATCGATACTATTAACGGTTTCATTAATCTTAGAAGCAACAATCTTCTGATTAATAAAATAGAAATCCTCATTTAAGAAAGTCTTTTCATAATCAGTCTGTGAATATGAAACGAAAGTACCTAAATTGTCATCTATTGGTGCAATGTTTGTAGTCTTAACAAAACTATCAATTTTAGTTTGACTGAATGTTAGATTAGATATAGAAGCAAATACCTTCTCAAACTTCCTATTGTATGTCGCTAGTACATTTGTACCACCACCAAAGGAATTACCAGACGCTCTAGTAGATCCAGTGATGTTATAATAATCAACACCAGTATTAGAAACCTTATAAAGATTGCTGTTTATTGATGAGGCAGTTACACCACCAACATCAACTGCATTCTTGAAGTAAACCCATGACTTATTAAGATCAAAACCATTGTCTCTATGATTAACCTTAACAACATAATTGTTATTCTTGAATAGTGTTGATGTAGCAGTAGTATTTGCTTCTGCATTAGTCTCAATTGGTTGTGCATCCAATGCTTCAAATCCTAAGTCATCGTTAGACAACATCAAACTTGCAGTTCTACTAATATCAAATTCTGCACGATTCAATACAAACTTAACATCTTCAAATAGATCTTCAGTCCAATCACCTGTGTTCTGTGATCTGAATAAAGAACCTAAAGCAGGTTGTGTTGTGACAATTTGACTAGTGGCAACTTCAACTCCACCCAACTTAGAAGACCACAATTCATAATCAACTGAATCTGTCTCAATAGCAAGAGCATACTCAGTATCATTCTCAAGATATACAGGGAAATCAAATCCAAACTTAGTAGGAGTTATAGATTCTGTTTCTCCTGTCTCATCAATAGCAATACCCATTCTAACTGCTGGAGTATCAATAGTAATTTCAGATTCAATCTGAGCACCAGCATTACCAGAACCTGTTCCTCTAAGAACAATAGATGGTGGTTCAGTATAACCAGAACCAGCAAGTGTCATTTCTGCATCATATACAAGACCTTGAGAAACTCTAACCGTAGCAGTAGCGTTACCACCACCAGGAAGTTGTGGACTTTCAATAGTAATAATTGCAGAATCGTATCCACTACCTGTATTAGCAACATTCAACCCAGTTACACGACCAGAATCCTTAGTGATGTTTAATGTGAATTGTGTATTGTTTGCATTATTAGCTTGTGTAATAGATGTAACATTTAATAGTTCATCTTGTACAAAATTCTTACCATTGTTGTTATCTAAAACAACAGTATACACTTGATCATTTGTAAGTGTGAATAGACCTGTAGTACTAGCAACAACTTCAATATTATTCTTATCAATCAGTTTACTAATAGGACCAGAAGCATTGGACTTAGATCCAGTTACCTTCTCTCCTTTTGTTATCGTAAGTGTATCACTTGCGACTACTTTTAAGAATGTCTCTGGAGTTAATACCTTCTGAGTACCAGGAACAATATTCTTACCTGGTTTTCCACTAGTAGTATCTGTTAGATAAACTCGTAATGGGATATTATCACTCTTCTTATTAAAGAATAGATCTATACTTGTTACAAATACACCACCCTCAAATCCATCAACTTTAAATGTTTGAGCAAATGGGTTTGGTCTTATAGGATTCTCTGTATTACTACCAACAATTTGTGTACCTTCATTTGCTTTAAAGAATGCAGGTCTTGTGGAAATAATAGAAGATGGATTCTCTGGTACTACACCAGTAGCATAGAATTTCACTTCAGCAAATGTTTCTACTTCATCCTTACTAGCATCAGTAGAACTTGAAGTGAATCTAATAGTCTTAACACCAGTACTGAATCTCAATTCATCAGCATCACCATCATAACTTACTGTATCAACATTACCTGTCCAGACAGCATTTTCTCTAGGTGGTAATCCAGCAGGTACCAAAATGACACCACTTGCATTACCATTATTATCTGTAGTAATAGATCCATTAAATGCTGATAATGAGTTAGCAGCAATGCCAGTATACTTAAGATCAGGATTTACCCATCTACCAATATCTCTACCTTCCATAAAGACATAAACCCTTGTATTTGGTTTAAGTCTATTAATCCTAAACTTAACAGGAATACTCCTAGCAAAGTATGATAATGATGTAACAACAAATTTTGATCCTACACCTTTAGTTACTAGTCCTTTACCAACTTCATTGTTTTCTGGACTAATATTTGAAGATGTTGATACACTAGCAGTAGCAACAGTGGAATCTGCAATATTAGAATTAACTTCTGCAAATGATCCAATATTATAGAATGCTTGATCAGCTCCTATCCAATTAACTTTATATGAATTATAAAGACTTGAGAATGCTTCCTTTAGATTTTCCTTAGCAAGGAAAATAGAATACAAATTGGTGTTATTATCTGTTACTAAAGGTTCAACACTACTGTCATACCAAGAATCTACACTTGGTCCAATAAATGAATCACCAACATATTGAAGAACAACAAATGGGTTAGGATTAACTGTGTTTGTAGCAAAGTTGTTTCCTAATAGTTCTAGTTCTGTATATGGTAAGGTTATAATGTCACCTGTTTTCTGATAACCAGAAACAGATCTTTGATCATCTCTAGTATTAATCTCAACTAGATTAATCGAATCTTCTTTTGCTTGTGCTCTTAGTACAGATTGCTGTGTATCAATAGCACACTTATAATCTAAAGACTTCAAAGATCCAATCTTATGAGTCTCAAAATTGTCTACAACGAAACCACTCTTAAAGCGATTAACACCAGCAGAATCAGTAATCTGCATATTCAGTGCTTGCTGCTCAAGAATGCTTAACGTTGTGTAATATTCTAGTCTCTCAATACGTTTCTCCAACTTACCAATGTCACGCATTGTGTAACGACGGTTATCAACTGGAGTAATCCTTACATCCTTACCTGTCTGTGTAAATGCAGGAATGTACATATAGTACAATGCAATAGCATCACTGATAACATCAGGTTTAGATGGGTTAAGTGATGAATTACCTTGCTTAACAATGAATTGACCTTTCTTATTCAAGAACAATCCATCAATCCTATCAAGGTATTGTGTCTGTGTGAATGAGAATGTATATTCCAATCCAGCATCAGGAGCAGGAGTACTAGAAACAATACCACCAGTACCTGTAAATGATCTGCTATTAGGTGCAGACAATAATGATGTATTCTGATATCCACCTATAATTGCATCGTTATCTACCTTTGGTCTAAAGTCAAGTACATCTTTCAATGATACTTTACCTAGTACAGGTGAATTAAATGATGGAATCTCTTCAGCACCAACACCTGCTTCATGTAAATAAGAATCAACTGTGATGAAATCTCCAGCAGTATGATCAAAGTAATCAAAAGCAATTACTAGTTGACCTACTGGTGCTTCAAAACCAGGTTTAATAACAAGTCTAGAAACATCATATATGGTATCTCTTTGTCCATCATCAAATGTAAACCTGTTAGATACATCAGTACCAGTAACAAGGTTTCCTGCTTTATCTACTACAGGAGGTGTCGATGAAGATCCTTCATAAACATACTTCAAATTAAATGCATCAGCATAACTGTATACATCTAAAGATTCAGTATCATAGTCTCTACCTCTTAAAGGTATAATTTTATCTCCAGCAGCTTCAACAATAATTCTCTTGTTTAAATTTGCTGTCTTAAGTCTTGGTTTTGCTTTAGTAACTTCTAAAGTAGCAGTTAACTTTAATGTTGGGTATGTTGAATAAGAAGCAGATCCAAAGTAACCAGCAGGTAAATTCAACTTAACACTACCAGATGTCAATCCACTAGCAGCATCAGTAGATGCTTTTATCTCAACTTGATCTGAAGTAATATAAACTACATCACCAGCAGCAACGTCAGGAGCATCACCTGGATCAAGGATTGTGATTAGGAAGTTGCTTTCACTAAAAGATACAAATCTTTGAGTTCCAAATGGGAGTTGAGCAGCAAAAGTAATAGATCCAGAACCACCAGAACCTGTAGATATAAAATCTCTCCTGAGATAATATGTGATTTTCGAATCATCAGAAGTAGCAACAATAGAACTTATTTCTTTAGAACCAGTCTTGTATATTAAAGTTCCCTGATTGAAGTTCTCAATAGATGGTCTTACCCTAACAACACTAGCATTAGTAACATCATTAGGTAATGATCTGTCTAAGTAGATCCTTGATTTATATACACCAGCTGGTTTTGTAGACTGTTGTACAACACCTCTTACAAGGATTCCAGTATCATCTGTGAACTGAATTAAATCTCCATGAATAACAAACGTTGTTGCATCTCCACCAAATCCTGTACATTCAATATACTTCCTTCCTTTGCTTCCACTGAAAGTAAAGTCAGTTACCGAAACAACCTCAGAATACTTCTCTTTGTTAATCTCAATATCTGCTGTAAATGTATTAGCATTACCAGATCCAAATTGAGAATAGAATGACTTAACATTCTGTGGAGTATATGTTGTAACAGCATTCCTTACCAATACTGGAGTTACAACTGCTTGACTGGTAGCACCAGTATCAATAATTTCAACTAATGGTGGTTGAGAATACTCAACTAAAGCAGAATCTCTGTCAAGAATCTGAACTCTCCATACTAATTGATCTCCACTGACATCAACCTTAATCTTAGAGTTATCATATTCAACACCATCAATTCTAATAGTTGCTGTAGAAGAATGATTTGCACCTCTACTATTAACAACAAAATGAGATATTGTATTATCTTTTGCAATCCTTAATGTATTACCTGCTTCATCAGCAACAACTTCACCACTCTTAAATACACCGAATAAACCCTTTAACATAAGAGTTTTGTTCTTAGTATATGATCCTGTAGAAGTTCCTTCTATTACACCATATGCACCACTTGTAAGACCTTTAACATATTGTCCTGGAGTAAAACTACCAGAGACTGAGATCTTATCATCTAACTGAATTTTAGTAAAGAAGTTTGGATCAAAGTACGATAGTCCAAATGTACTATTATATGTTGCATCTCCATTGGATAGTCTTCCTTTAGAGATAACAATATCAGTATCAGAATTAAATCCTGCACCTCTCTCTAATAGAGTATAGTTACTAGGTTTTGCAATACCAACTACAGGAGTAATTGTTTCGTTATAGTCAACAATCTTACCAAAAGGAACTGATCCAGGTGTCTCTGCATCATTCTCATTCATATAGATGAATCTATACTTGTTAGCATCAGTCTCATCATACTCAATAAGGAAGTCATCCAAAAGATTCTTTTGTGCAGTTACAGTGATCTCTAGAAATGTAACTGTATTATCTGGATTAGATTCAATTCTAGGAACCCTAGAATAAGATAGAACTTCAAAGCTGTTTGCTATGATAGTACTACCACGTGATTGAATATACCAAAGAGTTGGAATACCATCAGCAGTAGTTCTGAAATTAGCACCAGTAAGACCTGCAACACGTGTTGCATAGTTATTATCAACTTCAATATAGAGGGTCTTAATACCTGCATTGATATCAAAGAAAGAACCCCTTCTATTAATAGTCTGCTTTGGATCAGTTGCAGATTCGGTATTATTCATACCAATAGATCCATCATTAAATGCAGCAGACAAATATAAGTTAGGATATGATGTAAGCTCAGATCCTTCTGAGTTTACTGGTATCGAACTATAATTGTTAGTAATTCTGTAGGTAGGTAAACCCTTTGTCTTAATACGTATATCTTCTCTGTTTAATGTTTCACGTGCTTTATCAACATCAATATACTTGGTCTCTTTATTAACAATCTCAAAACCTTTAATATATGCTTTACCTGGACCAACACTAGCAACTAACTTCTTACCAGCATCAGACTCATCAATACCATTTACCAGACCAGTAGTTACATTCTTACCATAGATACCAAGATTACCATTCTTCTGGTAATACTCTCTTACATCAAGAGAGAAATTATCAACAATATAATCTCCAGACTCATCATAAGTTCTACGTGCAAGAGTTTGCTCTAGTAGATTATAATCAGTTTGGGTTACCTGTGTTTGTACTACTCCATTCTTAATTTGAAGTAATTTAATAAAATTCTTATCGGTCTTCTCGTCTAATGAGTATACAACGAGACTCAGTTTGATACTTAACCTATGTGCTCCAGGTGCAGAATAATTTGAAGACCCTATTGAATTGTCATAGAGACTTGCATCTTCTTCTGGAGTTGAAATAGATTCAATGATTTTGAATCCTATCTTTGCAGATGCCTTATCATAATACTTGTCAACTACTAGTAACTCTGTACTATTCCTAACAAAATATCCATTAACAAAGTAAATACCTTCTTCTACTTTAACAGCAGAAGCATATCCCATTGCGGGACTCTCTAACGACGTTGATATACCTGTGTCAGGATCAGTAACAGAAATACTAGTAGGAAGTACGCTTCCATCGGTTCCAACCACCATCAGTGGTGTATTAACACCGTCTACTACCTCTAGGGTCTCACCTTGACGGAATGTGTCCTCATTGCCAGCATCACCACTATTGGTGTATGTAACATATAATACATCAGCAGCAGTTTCTGTTGCTACATTAGATTGAAGGATAGTTGCAACAACACCAGATGTTAATCCTTTAATCTGTTTATTAATTAATTGTGTGACATCATATTTCTTATAAACTATCTGACCATTGACATTTGTAGGTATCTCAGATACTGAAGATAGTTTAACAAAATGCAGTTTGTTATTAAATCCAATTTCACCAGGAATGACTAACTCACCCTGTTTAAAAGCATATTTACCAAACTGTTCAATTTGGTTTTGTAATAAAGACTGAAGCTGCGTTAACTCTCTCGCTTGGACAGAATATCCAGGGCGAAAGAGTACTTTGTAAAAGTTTTTGTCAGTGTCAAAATCGTCGTAATACGGTGCGACATTAAGATTCGTCTTTTGAGGCATTGCAACCAGTCTCTAATAACGGTGGGTAAATTAGAATTCGATTACTAGTTTGATGTCCTCAATTTGGTCAGCAGCTCTAGTAATCTGTCTTCTGTTCTCTATGTATACGATTTCGCCAGAGTTTGCAGCGATTTCGGGGGATGCTAGACCTCCTGTTAAAGCGATGCCTGACACGGTACCATTAGCACCTGTATCGATAGCTCCACTAGCAGTAGATGCTTGTCCTACAACAGCATTAGAAGCATTCGACTCGAATGCTCTTGCTACACCAGAATCACTATGTAACTCTGGAGATTGATAATACTTAAGGATACCTGATGCAGAATCCCAAGACACAACTTTACCGTATGCAGTACCACCAGTAACTGATTGGAAAATATCTTCGTCAACAGTATAATCTGATGTTGCTCCGTTAATCTTTAGTACAGATGTACCACGTAATGTTGAAGCAGAAGCATAGTTAGTTGTACCATAATCAAATGGGTCTTGAACGATACCGATACGACGGAAATCATTGTCTACAGGGAAGTCACCTGAACCCTCATCATATGTCAAACGAATGTTTGTCATGACTCTCTTAGAGAATAGTTCATTCTCAGCGTCAGAACCATGTCCTCCAGTTGGAGAAATAACAACTTCGATTGAAGCTTTACCAGTAAATGCACTAGCAGCAGATGTAAGACCTGCGTCAGTGAATACTTTACCAGTCTCTAGAATTGTAGTTCCGTAAGTATATCCAGTACCTACTGCTTCCATTGATGCGCTTGTAATGGTTCCAGAACCATCTGTAGCAAACTTAACAATAGCAGCACTACCATCACCGTATACTGGTGTATAAAGTGTTGCAGTAGCAGGAAGAGCACTTCCAGCATCTTCTACAACAGCTACATGAACACCACCATTAACTGCTTGACCTTCAACAGTTACCCTACTTGCTTCAGTCTTCTCAACGATAGGTAAGAAGTCTGTAGAAAGGAATGAAAGAACATCTGCTGTAGGCAGAGTGAACATATGCTTCCAAATGTATCCAGCAGTACCAGAAGGTTCTGTATAGATTCCACTAGCAAATGCACCTTGTCCACCAGCAGGTTGAGACTTAGGCTCATAAGTAGCGTTTTGTCCAGTTGGATTAGCAGGACTTTCGCCGTTATAAAGACACTTAAAGACTTCGTAACTTGAGTTCATTACATAGAACTTACCGTCAGAAAGACTTGTTTGACCAGTAGCAGTTGATTTACCAACAGCACCACCGCCACCTGGAGTAGGTGCGTATGATGGACGGTACATATCAAACTTAGGATTTAGTGAGATGTTCCAGTTATAACGAGGAACAACTAGACGTGCAAATGGTCCTGTAATACGCTTGGCAGCAATCAGTTCATTATAAATTGCTAGTTTCTCGGAATAGTTATCAATTGGAGCAGGAGGTGCTTCTTCAGTAGCATACCTATAAACTCCAGACTTAGCAGTAGCACTTGAAGTACCACCAGTGATGGTAGTTCCAAATGAAGGTGTAGTTGTAGCAGTAGGAAGAACGTTATTAACCAGAATACTATTCTCATTAACCTCAGCAACTGTTGCTGACCATCCACCACCTGAAACAGTTTCACCTGCTGCAAATGTACCTGATACATTGAATACTTCAATATAAGCATCCCATTTTGCAGATCTTCCTACGAAGAAATACATTCTAGTTCGAGCTGCATCCGCATCGTTTGCGCCTTCGCTCAATGACTCTAGGAATTGCTTCGCATTGAAGATCCTAAATTTTTCTGAAATAATAGCTGCCATAGCACTGGTCTCTAAATGTTAAATTAAGACTAAATCCGAGTTATTTATATTTATTTATAGGGCGTTTCTGATGTACTCTCCAATGAGATGCTCCTCAATAGGAGAATTTTCTACGCCTCTCGTACATCCTGTAAAACGATCACTTAACTTGCCAGTGTAACTGATCTTCTCACGACCAACAAAGATTGTCCCTGTTGTATCGAAATTGGTTGTATTTGCATATACGATAGCACCTGTTGGTACATATCCACCACCACTAGCATCTGGCAAGTCTGCTGTGTTCAACTGACTTATATAGTAGTTGATTGATGGGTTAACAAAATTCCATTTGATGTTACCAACAAACTGCGTGTTTACCGCTTCGTTGATTTCACCAATAGTAAATCCCCACTTACTGATCTCTTCCAGTGTATACTCGGATACTGGAATACCACCTGTAGAAAGTACATCTCCTAGATCTAGTTGACCACCAACGGTGCTATAACTAACCCTATTAAATGTCTGTGGAGTTGGTCCTAAAATTGCGGAACTATATGTGTTCTGATAAGCAAAATGATTATCAACAGCACCAGTTACGATATATTTAATCAATTGCTTATTGAAGTTGACATTAAATGTCGCAACAGATCTAATAGTTCTAGTTTTTTCAATTTCAATCTCTATAGAGGATCCCATAGGGGCAGAAGTGACTGAAGTTGGCCATGATCTAATGATCTCTTTATTAAAAACAAATCCACCAAGATCAGCAACCAATTCGAATGTAGAAACAACTACTGGTTTATTAGTAACTAATCCTCCACTAGCTGGACCTCCAAGTAGAACATCACCAATAACTTCAATACCCTTAATAGGAATAATTTCAGTTGTAACATTAGAAGGAGACTGTTTTAATAATGTAGTTGAGAATATTAATCCAACTAAACTATCAATCTTTCTATCATTTCTCTTAATGATACTAAATCTCCTAGCAACACTAACTCTTGGTGTCTTAGTGTATCCAGAACCAGAACGTATTAATTTAATGTCAACAATTTGACCCTTACTGACTATTACCTCAGCCTTTGCTCCACCACCAGCACCATCTTCAGGAACGAAGTGTAATACTGGAGGAGTAGCATATCCATATGCAGTAGTAGGTTCAATAATACCTTTTTCATAATATAATTGAAGACTCTTCTTATTCCATTCTATACTTGTTACTTTATCACCAGTAAGTGTACATGTAACACTTAATCCAACACCATTAACATCTCCATTATAATTTGTAGTAGATACAGAACCAAAGAAGTTAGAAGATACTTCAGAACCAGATCTATAATCTTTAGGATTTACATATTTTGGTAATCCCTGTATATCTCTATAAGCATTCTCACCATCAATTTTAATCTTATCCCCTACATTCAAGTTCGCTATTAAATTCTTTGATTGATAATATGCACTTTCTGCTTGTGTACTATCATATAACCATGCAGAAGCATTTCTCTGCATCTTGTAATTGTTATACTCATCCTTTTGATAAGAAAGTGTACTAGGAACATCAACAGTTACTTCATTAATACCAGTAGAGAAGTATAATGCTTCGGAACCATTGAATAAAGGATTATTACCAGCAATGATTAATTTAACTGCTCTATCATTAAGTCTCTCAATAGTCTTAATCTCACCTATTGGATTTTTACGAGATCCATCCTTTTGATATACAAATCTAGAATTATCATAGTTTGTTTCAAACCAACTAAACAATGAACCAAATGTATTAGGATTAGTATCTGTAATTGTTAATTCTAATTTATTAAAATACTTACCAGGTTGGAAATCATGCAGAGTAATTGTCTGTTGTACATCTCTACCATACAACAGCATAATTTCTACACTGTTCTTAGCAAATATCTTTCTTGTAAATCTTATAGCAGGTCCAGTGATAGTATATGATTCGGTCTGTCTCTGTAATACACCATCAATAAAGACAAGTGCATAATCAGCATCATCTACTTTCTTAACCTCTTTAGTAGCACTATCAAGTAGAATGAAAGGACCAGCAGATCCATCCAATATACCAGAAGTTTCAATCTCACATCTGATATAGTTACCAATACCATGTAGAGCAATATTCTCTACTGCTAATGGTTCATATACAGTCTTAGTATTTGCTTCCTGACCCCAGATAGGTGCTCCAGAGAATACTATCTTATTTGGTGTTGTGGTTCTATCAATATGATAAGCAGAATCATGTTGTACAACACCACTTATTGCAACTAAAAGATTCTCATTAGCGTCAGTTACTACCTCTTCACCATCATCATAATATAAGTCAAAGATTTTGTTTTCGTTATTAACGTAGTCAGGAAGAGAAGTTACAGCAGTTCCTGGACCTGTAACTAATGTTGATTTTAAATTCTCATACAATGAAATCAATGCAGATTCAACATCTGCACATTTAGGATTACCTGAATCCACACGAATGTTAATATCAACAAATGGATCTAATGTAGTATATGTACCAGTAGGTAATATATTTCTCATTGCTAATATAGCAAGATCCCTTGTCTTTTCATATGCTTTAATAGTTGGTTCAATTTCACCTGTAATGAAATCTAGAAGATCATTGTTATAATATGCTTCACCAGCAGCAATAGTTCTAGAGTTACCACCAAATCTTAAATCATGCTCTAATGCATCTACTACTAAACCAATATCTCTATGACATGTTGGACCTAACGTACCCCATGTAAGTGCTGGATACTCATTCTTAATCCAACCTAATGTTTCTGATTGAATATATGCTCTATTCATTGCTACTAAATTAGCAGCATCAATCCAAGTACCAGATCTTTGATGTATATTTCTAAGTTTCTTAAGATACCTAGCATTCAATGTAGCAGTCTTAAATTCAAACCACCTACCATAGAACTTAACCTGTTCTATATTCTGTCCTTCATGTACTCTTGGACCTAATGGTGGTGATGAGAATGTAATATTATTACCATTGATAACATATGCTGAACCAGGTTCTTGTATAATACCATCAAGAGTAATAGTCAATGCTTGTGCATTATATGGTGTTACAGCATTACCAGCAGCATCTACAATAACAAATGTCTTTTGTCCTTCAAGGTTTCCTTTATCAGTAAAGGCACCAGTAAAATTAGAATTAAGATATATCTGTTTTGCTCTGACCTCTTCTGTAGAGAATGTATCACGTGATACAGAACCTAACCCTTGTTCTACTTTAAGTTGCTCAGTCCTAATAATAGAAGTACTGATTTGTTTCTTAGTACTAACAACAGTGATCTTATTCTTCTCTGGATCCCATAATTGAATCCTAGTAGAATGTCCACTAGATGTAGTGGGTGACATTCTGACATGTGCATCAGATTCAATAAGAACCTCACCAAATAACTGGAAACCAGCAGGGTGAGTAGTTTGCTTAATTAAATCTCTCCAAACATCAATTGAAGTCTTAGATTTAACAACATATGAATAATCTTGATAATAGTAAGTATCAGTAATCTTTTGATTAGATGAACTAACTATACCTTGATCATCACTATATGATCCAAGATTATCAAAATATGTTTTAATCTCTGGTGTGAACTCAGTATATGAAACATTATCCAAAGTAGCAGTGTTTCCTTTAGCAAGACCAGTAATAATCAACTTTTCTCTAAAGAGACCAGATATATCTTTAACAGATAAAATATTAGATCCCTTTCTCCATGATGTAACTGTTCCTCTAGCAGTTTCTAAACCACCAATATGCTGAACTACAGTTTCACCAATTTTAAATGCATCAATATCAAAATTAGATAAAGTAAATACGTAATTTGATCTGATAGTAGAACTTAACGTAGTATCACTGTGATAAGTACCACCATTGTTAATAATACGAATATTTCTAGGAACTCCTATATCAGAACTTGAAAGATATACCTCAACATCACTTTCTACTATTCTAACTTCTGGAGCAACAGTATAACCAGATCCAGCATCAATTACAATAATACCAGTAATAACTCCAGCATCAGATACTACATCTAATAATGCATTTCCTTCAACAATTGCTTTTGGTTTAGAATAATTTGATCCAGCAGTAACAACAGTTACACCACTAATAGAACCATTGTAGATGTCAGTCGTAGCAGTCGCTTTCAGCGTTTCTGTTGGGGCAACACCAACTACGATTGGAAGTTTCTTATATTCTCCACCGATGTTAATAACATTGATTGTATCAATAGCACCAATAGAAAACTTAGACTCGGAAGTATATGTGGCAATTCCAGAACCGTCATGTGGTGCAGTTACGCCAGTGTCATATACAATAGAATCACTTGTTACAGCCAATGCTTTCTTTACACCCTGAAGAGGATCAGGTACAACATTCAAATAACCTGTCTCACGTGATGTAACGTTATTCCTATCAAAATAGAAATACTTAGAATACCTTAATGGTACTTTTGTACTATAGGTGTTTGTAGCAACTCTTGCTCCAAATCCCAATTTAATATTAACAATATCACCAGAATCAACTTTCTCTGGAGTGTTTATGTTATAATTGATACTAGGAGATATATCAAACTCCCTGTCAGCCATTGAGGCATGAGATACATCAAAGTTATATCTATAGAATTCCTTAATGTTTAGTATGGGATTTCTCACAAAATTTATTTGATCTGTGGAAAACTCAAATACTTCAATTGGGGCAGAGACTTCAACAACTCTTACAAGTCTCTTATCATCACTTGTATCATAGAATACAGTACTTAGAGTAACAGCATTAATTGAAGTTAACGTTGAGTTATAATCCCATACAACTTGTGCTTTCTGAGTAATTGGATCATATGTCTGTATGACTGCATCTCCAGCAAGTTCACCAATCTTATAACCTCTATCTAAAGTATAACCAGGAACATATAATTTAACTACTGCATCATTATAATGATCTATAGCAATTGTTCCATTTTGTGCTCTAGTTACAGTTAGTACATTACCAGTCTTATTAATAACTTTTATAATTTCATCATCAATCTGAATATAATCATCTTTAGTGAAACCTATAGCACTATCTACATTAACCTTAGTCTCAGTGAGTCCTAAACCGATATGATCTATCTCTAACTGTAGTACTGGTGTACTACTATCAGTCTTAGACAAATCACTGTCACCAACTGTAAGAATCTCAAATTTTTGATACCCAGTACCTTTATTCTTTAATGTAACATTTATTACACTGCCAGAAGGATCAACAACGAAGTCTGCTGTTGCATCAGTTCCAGTTCCACCCTTAAGAGCAATATCAGTATATGTACCAGCAGTATAATCTTCACCACCATTTAGAATAGTAGTTCTACCAATACCTGTATCATTTATTGCTGTAGAAGCAACAGGTGACTGGAAAGTTACTTCCTGATATATCCTGCTTCTGACATACTGTGTAGTTGTAGTAAGACTATCATCAGGATTAATGTCAACATCGATATCATCACCAATACCAACACCATGACTACTAGTAGTCTTTAAGATCGCTGTATTGTTGTTGATAGTGAATACATTCAACCCAGAACTTAAAGATGTTACACTAATCAACTTAGAACCAACAGTATCAATCAAATTACTACTTCTAATGAAATAGTCATCAGTAACATTGTAATCTCCACTTGTTACTTTAACTTTAACTGTATTTTTACTTGTAGTACTTTCTAATACTTCTCCTACTGCAATAGTAGTAGCAACCCCATCAGTATAACTTAAATTCGATCCTTTCGTATATGATGAGTTTTCATCCAATATTAAAGTTACTACTTTAGTATTAGAATATAATGGATCAGTAGTAGTGAATACACCATTCACACCTCTCAATGTAATTGTACTACCACTAAACACATCACCAACTATTTGACCAGTAGAACCAGTAGTTGATTGTGTTATAGTATCTCCATCAAACAGATATGCAGTATTTGATAATTTTATTAGTAATGCTTTAGTCTTCTGTGATTCAATTGAATAAATTGGTTTTCCTTTTACAGAAGCAACTTCAGCAGTAACACCATGTCCTTCAGTGTTTGAGTCATCAATCTCTAATGGAGACCCAACTGAGAATGTTGAGACACTAGATAATGCTTCTGCACTTGCAATGCTACCTCTTGTGACTTCATCTACTATAAGTGTAGTCTTATCACCATTCTTTTGTATATCACCAGTTCTTAATCGTTTTGATGTTTGAGGAATATCACTATGACTTAATGACTGGACATAATTAGAATCTCTAGGAACTGCATAGTAGTTCTCACCAATGATATAAGGGAATACTGGAGTAGTACCATCAACTGTAACAAAATATGCATATACACCATCAGGATACTCAGGTGTTAAACAGAATCTACCATTATTGTGATCTAGTGTTCCTCTCTTATGAGTATACTCATAATCTTCAAAGAATGTACCTAGAACATAAGTTGCAGTAGAAGGACCATTAGTTCTAGAACTCTTTAAAGAATAACTAGTGGTCATTTGTGTGACAGAGCTAGTAGCGTCTAGTGGGTCTGCATAACCATAGGCACCATATATGGGGTTGCCATCATAAGCATACCCCAGAATAGGACTATGGTTCGTACCGTTGTCGCCACTACGCAAAGCAGCAGGAACTGGATTTGTTTGAGTTGACTTATACCTATCGTGAGTCCAAGACAGTATAGATGCAAATGCATCAGCACCAGATCCAACAGGAATGATGTCAACCTGAATATTAGCATCTGTATAACCACTACCAGCAGTAACTAAGTTACATGCAGTAATTTGACCATTATTAGATACCTCTGCTTTAAATTCCGCAAACCTACCCTTACCTGCCAAATCTAAGATCCTGATAACAGGTGGAGATGAATAATACTCACCTGGATTAGTTACCACCATACTGGTGATTGAACCATTGGTTATAACTGGAGTAACTACTGCGTTCCTACCAGAAAGTATCTCTATGGTAGGTATATCAGTGTAGGAGCCTGGTGTATCAACAATAACTGATTCGACTACCTGACCTGCTAACTTAGTCCTTGCAAGACCAGATACACCCCCTACAAGAACAAATGGTTCCTTAGCGTATCCACTACCTCTTTGAAGAACATGAATCTCTTGAATTGGACCATTGAGTATACTGTCAGTGTATCTTGCACCCATAGCAAGACTACCATCAAGGAAGACACCAATGTCTTTATTGTTAGTCTTATAGATCTCAGTAGTTAACGTAGATTGTTTGGGAACAATACGTAACTGATTATTTGGTAATGCAATATAGTAATCATCACCATCATTGAAAATTGCTTTTATAGAACTTAGATCCCATCTTATATTATTAGATGAATCAAATATCTTTACATCAGTGTTAACAAAACCAGGATCTGATATCTCTAATTTTTCCCCAACATTAGCATATGGGTTTGGACTAGTAGGAGATGCACTGTACAATACTCCTAAAATGAGTACGGAATTACTTCCTACCTTAACATCAGCAGCGTCATATACCAAATCACCAATAGAATGTGAAGAAGCGGCAGATCTAGTCTTAATTGTAAACTGATCTATGGTCTTTTCTTCAAAAGTGAAGGTTTCGTTGTTAATAACGAACTTACCTTTGTCTTTCCACCCTAATGTAGAGAATACATCAACAACAGTACTTGAATTATCAATATCCGCAGTTAGAGTACTCTTTGATGATAATGTGAATGTTCCATTGACACTTTCTTCCGCAAGTATCAATTCATACAAATCAATACCATCATGCCTTCCATTGAAAAGCACATTATCTATAACCGCCGAAGCGTAGGCCCCGTCTACGTTTTGGACGATGCGTTTTCCAATAAATGACTCTGGAGTGCCAGAAAGGATTTTTGCCTTAAGTGAATAATTTTTTACCCAAGTAGACTCAGAAGACTTGATCGTCTGCTCTCTAGGATATTTTACTTCTGGTTGAGGATCATCTTTAACCAAGCATTTGAAGAGGAACTTGATTGATTGTGATGTACCCTTTGATTTATAGAAATCTGCAATATTTTTGATCAAATTACGCTGATCAACGCTGTCGTTAAGAAAAGCAACAGGAAAGTCAGGTAGATACTGGGATTCGAAACTTTTTACTAAAGCAAATAGAAAAAGATTACTTATATTGTATACTTTAGCAGGAACAGTGTGATCTGCTGCTTGAGTAGTAACAAATGTAGACTCCTTGTAGAGATCCCCCAGCTGGGTGTTACCTGAGACTCCCCTACTGACCTCTAGAAACTGTGTAGCTGATTTAGACTTATAGAAACATATCTCATCATCAACCTTCAAATATCCACTATCAGGGAAACCACTGGTGTCCCCCACAGTTAGTGACACATCCGTTGATTGTAGAAACTGGGTTAACTGTGTATTCTGTTTTAGAACACCCTGCTCATAAAAATCGATATCACGATATGTTGTGAGATGATTCGCAATATCTAATGGTTGTCCTTGTAATTCTAACTGCTCATAGTACTTTTGTATGAACTTAGAAAACAGTTCATACTCCTCGCTGATAAACGAAGCGAGTTGACTCTCTATTAATAATGAGGTTTTTCTTGCAGTCTTTGGCACTACTCTTTAGTTGCTGTAAATTTACTCTTTGCTACATCTACGTCAAGATATACTTCTCTAAGTACAGTGACATCATTAGATGCAGGTTTTACACGCAGTTCAATACGATTATCAGAAAAACTTCCTTGAATGATAGTTAGATCATATAACTTGATCTCACCATGAACATAATCAATATCACCCAAAGAGTCATTTAAAACAATCTTATCGCCTGACACTGAATCTAGTCTATATAGCACTATTTTACCCGATCTATCCTCTAGATACGTGGTATAGTTTGGATATTCTAAAGTTATGAAACCTGTTGATGATACAACGGGATTATCACAATCAACATCAAATGCATTTTGGTAACATACCTCATAAAATGTAGTTGAATTCAACTGTGCATAGAAATCTTTCCTTAGTGTGATTGAGGTTAGGTTAGAACGGATCGCTCTATCTGAATCATCAATGACACTAATGAATTTCGAATATCTGAACTTACCATTGAACTTCTCTGTCTGAGATGTCTTCAAATATTCTGTTATTGCTTGTGCAGCATTAGATGCTACTTGTTGCGGAAGTAACTCTGTCTTAGTACCATCAAAATAGATACTTGAATCCATTTCAACATAAAGAATAGATGGATCTATTAATACAGGTCTTACAGATCCTACAGAATACTTCTTGAGGTCTTTGGCAATCGTACCTTTAGTATATGCGGAAAGGAATGATGCATCAGATGGTTTAATAGAGACAAACACCTTACCATAGTCAGGTGGAACTTGCTCCTCGCCACCAAATACAATAATATCACTAATAGCAGGATATACATTACGTACAATCACTTCATAGTCAGAACTAGTGACTGCCCTGTTCTGAGAAGAGAAGAATTTAGGTGCAAGATACTTAATCTTAGCAACACTCTCAATATCCTCACCACCATACGCTTTCTCTACTGTAGAAATAGATTGAACCTGATATGGAATTGTTAAAGTCGTAATACCATCACTCAATACACCACCAAACGTAAATGTCTTGGCACCATTGACTTCTTTGCCATGTGTTACCACATATGACATTTGAACGACATTACCATTATCCAGTTTCTTACCTAGAACACCGTCACCAAAGACAATCTCATAGTTTTCATCTTCAATTTCATTCACAAAGAAAACTGGAGCGTT